AGTTGTGGATTTACCTGTATTACTGGTCGGCTCACCATGTTTCTTGTGCCCATTTGGTGATAAACGGCTGCAGGAACAAGTCTTCTGGTCTTGCTGTTGTTCAGCGCCTTGTACCAGGAACCGAACTTGGCAGAGTAGCGCCCCGACTCACTGATGTTGAATGGCGCAGTCTCGCGGGTGTAGGACTTGAACAAGCCACCGTGATCGTACAGAACCCTGCTACGACCATTCTTTGATTCGATCGTCTGGCGCTTCAGCGGGAGCCACTTGCGGGATACACCCGACAGGGCTCCACTGCTCAAGAACTGGCGTCGAAGCTGGCCACGGTAATAATCGCCAATATCATCGAACGCTTGGCCGAAGTGGTGTGTTCGCGCATTGATTCTGCCTAGCTGCCGAGAGGCACTCTTCGCGCCAATTACGCGAACCGAGATCATCCTCGTCTAACCACCCTGCGGCGCTTACGGGAAAGGGCTCGTAGTTCGTCCTGTGCCCAACCGATGGAGCGCTGGTCGCCTACTTCTGTTTCGCCAGGAAGACCCTGACGCTGACCTACAGTATCAACATTGTTGATGGACCATTCACGAGCAGCTACACGTTTGATGGCAGACTTGATGGCGTTGTCGCTGTAGCCGACGTAGCCACCGACGTAATCAACCATGACCGGCGTATTCGGTGAACTGATGTAGAACCCACCAGGCACAATGCGATGTCTCTGGCCATTGATGAAACCAGGGGCTAGATCGATAGATCGGTCTTCGTCAGTGACGACGCGATCGATGACTGGTGGGACCAGTACTGTCGTACCTGGGACCGCAGGGACAACGTTAACCCCGTACCGTAGAATCTCGTGTACGGGGCTCACGCTGAGATGTACGAACCCCTTACTGTTCGAAAGCACGTATTCACGTACCTGAACCTTCTCTACTGGTCGGTTAAGGTAGAGTTCTAGAGACTCTTGAACGCCAGCGATGACTTCAGCCATCTCTTGGTGCATACCTTCTCTAGGCTCAATGCCGCCCATGTAGCGACACAAATTATTAACCGAAACCAGCATTATAGTACCTTAAGTTACTTTACGACTGTGCCCTTGGAAGCCACGAGACGGCGCTGAGCGCGCTTTGAATTGATAGGAGTATACTCCACAACAACTGTCTCTGTAGCAACCTTCTGACCGTTTACAATTTCTGTAGCTACCTCGATCTCATCACCTTCCTGGACAACTCGTACACCGGAGTCGGCGCTCTCTTCCTTGGATTCCGCCTTTGGGGCCTCATCTTCGGACTTGGCAGACTTGCGAACCTGTGGCTTACGCCCTGGCTTTGCCTTGGGGGCTGTTTCTTGCTCGTTCTCGGCACCCTTCTGCTCTTCGACCTCTACCTGTGGGTCTTCGTTCTTTGCTTCTTCCACCATAATCTTTTATTCCTTTTCTATATATGGAGGTCTTCGGTGCAATTCCCGCCCGCAACCCCGCAGATAATGCAAGGTTCGTGAATTACGTATCCGTCTTCGGTCTCTCCGTAGTCGTAGTTCCGATCGCCAAAGACAGGTTCGTACCTGTCATCATCAACGCCGAACGGAATATACTCTTCAGAAGAATAAACAACCATGAAAATCACCTATACCAATTTTAACACAATTGATCGTTACTCTACACCGTCATCGACAAGAATATCGCAACCGAATCCGAGAATGCTATTTGTAGTAGCTCCTCCCTCTGCGCATACGCGAGAGCGGGCCGAGAAGTCGCTAGTGTCTGCACGATACAAATATGGAGTTGTCAATGACTGTCGTGGTGAGTTGGCTACAGTAGAGTAGAAATAACGATCATCGCCAGTGTTATATCCAATCCAGACTGGCGAAGAAGGTGTCATCGAGATTGGACTGTCCCATAGAACTTCGTTCCACCCCACTACTGGGTTGGTGATTACACCAGACTTAGTAGCTGCACCAGCAAGGTCAGGAGTTTCTGTACCAGCCCACGCCTTGACGACCAAAGACTCTGGTCGCGTAATGAATGGAGGCACGTAGACTCTTGCTCCGACACATGTCCAACCTACAGATGCACCAGAGAAGGTATAGAAAGCCGTAGCTACAGTTACGTCGATACTGTCCGTACCAACTGTTTGTGCCTCGTGTGGGTTGGCTCCGAAGATAGAGTGGTAAATACCAGTCGCGCCGGTCAAAGTGATGAGTTCGCCATCTTCCCAAGTGTTGTTCTCGAAAATATTACCGTTGTCATCAAGGAAGCTGGTAACAGGTCCAAACACGCCACCATTTCCAGAATCTCCGCGCTCAAACACATTGTTGCGGAAAATAACGTTCGTTGGGTTATCTCCGAACTCCTTGCCTTCTTCAGGCCAACCTGGGTTGTAACCGAGCGATACACTGTATGCGCCTGGTGTTGCTGGGAAGTAACATCCTTCGATAGTAACGTCTGCGATTGGAGCAAAGTCACCAAACAGAGAAAGGTTCGTGGAGACACCGCCACCGGAGCCATTGTCGGGCTGGTTGGCATGGATGACGCAGTTGTGAATCACTACGTTTGATCCACCATTTGACAAGAAACCGTTCTGGTGTGCGCCAGATCCTGGAGCAAGATATTGATCGTGCAGGATAGAGTCCTCGATAATGATATTACTGCTACCAATAACAGAGTTAGCTCCGCCGTAGATGTTACAGCGACGAATGGTCACATTCTGGAACCCTACTGCCGCTCCGTCGAAAGTACTTGCGTCAATTTCGCAATCTTCCAAAAGAAGAGAATATCCAACACCGTCAGCGTAAATGTGACCATTAATCATAGATCTAGTCACAATAACGTCCGCAGAGACAGTGATATCGGTCAATATATTTCTGGAGTCTAGTGTCTGGTCGGTCAGAATTGTTGAAGGTGTCGAGTAATCAGTGAGCGTAACTCCTGTGCGCTCCCAGCCAGTGTTGAATTCGTTCGGGCGAGAAACAATGAAGTGCATTGATGCCTGAATCAGTTCGCGGGCATCTGCGACTTTGAAACCGATGACAGAAGGAGTGTCTACGAAACCGCCACCTTGGAAGACCTTGACCTTAGGCAGGCTACCGAGACGACGATATGAGGCCAAAACAGTGCCGTCACTGCCGTCAATCGCCTCCCAGAGCATGTCAACCGTGTCTGGATACTGTGAATAGGTCCAAGTCAAGCGAGAGTAAGATCCTGAGCCAGCGCCAGTTACTGCCTGTGCAATATCCCAGTTGCCAGTATCCCAGAGAGTATCTGAACCTTGGTCAAAGCCAGAGACGTTTAGAGTAGGCACGCCGATGAAGTTGTGGGTTGGAAAGCCATCTCCGACGAGACCGACTGTGCGGGTACCAGAATCTGCGCGAAGGTCGTGTGAGTCTCCACCAATCATAATCAGGCGATGCTTCACGAAAGGATTGGCGGTAGCCCAAGCACCCATCTCGTCAACTTCGTCCTGGAATGAGTTCCAGCGACCGTTCTGAGCGTTATGGTTGGGGAAAGAACAGAACCAGACGATCATAGCTTCCGTGGAAGCCAGCATTGTCGCCTTGATCCACGCCTTCTGAGTCGCACCAAACATATTGCGAGGCTCTGACACAAGGTCGGGGTCATCACGAAGTGTCCAAGGGTCAGTGTGGATAAATCGTACGCCACCGGTTACCCAGGTCGAGTACATTGCGTCTTCTGCTGACCACTCAGTTCCAGCCATCTCGCGATACAGATCTACTGTTTCAGGATCTGTGGTGCCGGTGTTGAGGGTGTCGATGATGATACGGTCGTGGTTGTCCCAGATGTAGCTCATTGGAGTGTTCTTCATGAGTTCGATCTGGTTAGCGGCGGTCATGGATGAACGCATGCCCTGCAACCAGTCACTGGCATTGTCTGCGTCTTCGTAGTGGATGTCACCCATGTGCGCGAGGAAGAGCGCTTCCTCATCAGCCATGGCCGCTAGAGAGGCGTGATTGGACCCAGTTACCTGGCAAGAGCCAGCAAGAGCCTTGTATGTACCAGGTCCGTAGCCTGTAGTGCTGCCAGATAGCTGGTAATCAGTTTGAAGTACATCATCAATCAAGAAACTGACGTAGTACTTGGTACCAGCCGTCAATCCGGTGGCTGTAGCAGTAGCAAGATTATTGATAGAGATAGCGCCAGTAAAATCGACTGCACCGGTCAAGGTAGGTTCTAGGCCGACTCGAATCTTAAATGTACTGCCTTGTGTGACAGAAGCGCCGACAGTTAGCTTAGTATCTAAGAAGTTCGGGATGAAAGCAGTTTCGATAACGCCTGTAGGAGGAGTCTCAAGAGATTCTGCTGGCTTCAGAGCAATAATGCCAGACCAACCGTTGGTGCCGTTTGCATATGGATAAGTAACAGTGGCAGATCCAGTTGCACCAGCAGTTGGCATTTGCTTATAACCAACAAGCACTGTTTCCATAACCGCAGTGCTAGTCCAACCTTCAGTCGCTGTATCGTTAGCCCAAGTAGCAACCTTGGTAAAGTTTGAAACTGAATGCTGAGATTCGGTTCGCGCAACGCCATTCGGATTTGACTTATCGAATGAAAATGCATATGCGGTCATATCATCTTCAAGAGTAGTCAAGCTTGCTGCGATATTAGTTGTCGAGCTACCAAAACCACTGTCACCGCGAATATGGAAAGTGCTACTTTGATAATCAGTGACAACTGCATCTCTTACCCACGCAAAGCGAGCGTTAGGCGTAGCACCGGAACCTAGAGTCCAAGAATAGCTGGTTTCGCCAGATTCACGCGCCTTCATATAAATAAATACTGACATATTGGCAGCAGTACCAGAAACAGAAGCGACAAGAATCCAACCGGCTGGTGGAGTCAACGTTCCAAGGCTAGCACTCTGCGAGAAGGTGAAGAAAAGGAACATAACGTCGCCAGTCTGAATAGACTGAGATGGCACGCCAGAACTAACATCAATCACACTAGTAGCTGGGCTTAGTGTATTAGCGCCGGTATTGACAAAAACCTTAGCTGTACGACCAATGACACCTGTTGGGACTGCCATAGGTTAGTCAGTGCTCTTTCGTACGATAAGTGAATCGGAAGGTAGAGAGCTTGTATCTTCAGTTAGGCCAACAAAGTAGATATTGATCAGTGCTCGAAGCGCTTCAGCGTCTGCGCAGGCAAGGATCTCTTCTGCAAAGGAACTGAAGCTAATCTGGTCTGGTGTGAATGACTTCTCGGAGTCTGCCGTGTTAGCTACGTTGGCAAGGCCTACGTCGGTTTTGGTCAGAGTCAATAGAGTCTTGGCTGAAGCGGCGTTTGTAGTCGCCATCATGTCGCGGCCGAAAGACGTTGTACCTTGGATCTCAGAAACAGAAGGAGTCCAGTCACCAGCCTTAGCTGTTACGTTCGAGGTGCCGATTGCGAGGCTTGAAGTACCGGCTCCGATAGCATCTCTTGCGATCTGTGCTGTAGACCCAGAAGCAAGGAACGTAGGCTTTGAAGTTACGTCAGTCCACGCTGGCTGATAATCGCCAGCCTTGGCGGTTGAACTTGATGTACCTAGTGCAAGACTGGAGGTTCCCGCTCCAATAGCGGTTCTGGCCGCCGCGGCGTCTGCTCCTGCTGCAATGACTGCTGGCTTAGAGGTAATCTGTGTCCAGGTGGGCTGGTAGTCACCGGCCTTAGCATTGCCTGAACCAGTTCCAAGAACCAGGGAAGACGTTCCAGCACCAATTGCCGTACGTGCAGCGGCAGCATCTACACCAGCACCGATTACAGCAGGCTTACTGGTGACATCAGTCCATGCTGGAGCATAGTCTCCTGCTTTGGCAGTGATTGAGCTTGTGCCAAGAGCAAGGCTCGATGTGCCTGCGCCAATGGCAGATCTGGCTGCGTTGGCATCAGAGGCTTTAGCGACTAGAGCACCGACTGTACTAAAATCAGAAACCTCATCTACGCCAAGGCCATAGATTTTTTGTGGCATTAGCTTCCTCTAACAATAACCCGGTGCGATGCCGACGCTGGTGCAGATGCTGCACCATCAAAGTCCACAAGCACAGTGTCCAAAGTAGGGCGTGTAATGACTGGAAAAACTGTCTGACGGTTGCCAGTTGTTTCGAAAACTTCTACAGATACATCAAATGTGTTGAGTGAGTGAGTGACTGTATAGGAGAAGGCAGTTCCGTCTCCGACATTAGCCTTGAAAACTGCGCCGCCTGCTCCTGTTTCCAGAGCATCAATAGCAGATTCGGCTGCTGTAACTCGACCTACTAGAGTGGCTGTGCCTGACTCGTCAGACGCAATCCATGTTGCGATCTCAGACAGAGTGTCGAATGTTGAAGGAGCGCCGCCAACTAGAGTAGCAATCTTTGTATCGATACGACCGTCAACAACAGTACTGAAGTCAGAGATGGTAGCTGCAGCCTGTGTACCGGTGTGGTTGGAGCGGAGTCTAGCGTTGCTATAAGCGGCGTCTACCTGACCCTTGGTCGCGCCTTGACCAACAGATGTACCATCAGCATGCGTGATAGTGCCTGTAACGGTGACAGTCTTCTTGAAGGCTGCGTCACCATAGAAATTTTGTGTTGCCATTTACTTTTCCTTATGATAGGCGACAAACACCACGTACAGGCGTTTCGAAGTCCAGTCTAATTATACTATTAACTGTGGGGTAAGTGATATTCGGCCAGTGCACGTTATTGAATTCGTCAACGACAGTGATGCCAGCGGGGTCATAACCGAGATCGTGCTGGATAACCCAAACGGTTAGAGCTTCATCTTGTGTATGCAGGCGCGCGTAACGCTGTACGGTTGAAACTGGACCTGCTCCGCCTTGGCCAGGATTGCCTACAATAATAGTCATCGTGTAACTTCCTTAGCTAATGAAATAAAACCTTGGTCCAGTCGAATCACATTTCCGCCAGGCAGAGTGGCCTCAAGGTCGTATTTGCCTTCAGTCCAAGTCCATGCGGCAGATTCAGTACTGGTCCAGAGAATATAGATCAGTCCATCTTGGTAAGCAACGTTCTCTTCTTCGTCATTCCACTCGTGTACGATATTGTCACGAATATTGCGAACCTGTGCGCTTACAGACCAACCGGTTAGATCAATGGGTAGGCCATCAGCATCGGTGACTGGCCATACAAAAGAGTCATCCGTGCCCTGCTGGATAATCAAATCAGACATAACACTTCCCATTGAACGTTCTAAGTAAATTTTACCATAAATCAGAACAACCCTGGCCATCTCTGACCAGGGCGTTCCTCCTTAGGTGGCGACTAAGAAATTGTCACACAGCTAATGTGTGTGGTTTGATACCACTTTGTCAGATAGGTGTATCCGTCCTGGCCATTGATAAACTTGATAAAGTCAACACCATTTTCCATGTCGGCCAACACCTTGTCGATTTTAGCTTGGTTCACGGCAAACGCTCCTTCAGTAAGCCCACCTTGAAGCGTAAGAGTGATATTTGGCATGTTTCTCCTTGTACATAACGAAAATCTCTCCTGCCATTATAGCAGGAGAGACTCTCATTGAGAGATTATTCCGATCGATCAGGCGTCGAAGTGACCGTGAACTACGCTCTGTGGGTGGGTCACAGTTAGAGCTAGACGCTCTTCTGCTAGGATTGCTAGAGCGTTACGTGTGAAGTAATCTGCGTGTGAATCGCTGACGCGGATGTTAGCCTGCTCGCGATCCCAGATCTGTACGCCCTGGCCGAATGCACCAGTTAGGAAGTCACCTTCGGTGATTGAAGGGGATTCAACCACTGGTAGACGCCATACGCGTGAAGCTGCACCAACAGATACGTTGGTGACTAGCATGTAGCGATCGTCAGTTGCGCTGACCTTCTGTAGCTCTACATCTTCCCAGTCATTTGGGTGCAGGACATAGCCTGTTGCTGGGAATAGTGATAGAGCAGATAGGGTCTGTGCACGACGTAGAGAGTCAGACTTGATCTCGCCGGTTGGTGCGGTGTACTCCAGGATGCCTGGGGTATTTAGGATTCCGCGAACTTCTTCGCCGGTTCCTGTACCATTTAGAAGCTGGTCGTCCTCAACTAGGGCTAGACCGTAGAATAGCTGGTTGTCGATGACGGAGCGGATCTGTGACTTGTCAGCCAGTGTGTTACGGTGAACTGCAACCCAGTGAGCGATTGTGCGAACAGAAGCCTGGTCAGACTCGAAGTTCACGACGGACTTGGGCTTTAGACCGAATACGTCAGTGGTCTGGTTGCCTGCAGGAGCAGAAGTGCCATCCTGCGCACGACGCTCTGCAACTACTGCAGCGTTACCGCGTCCACCGTTTGCCATTTCGACAACACGGAAGAACTCGATTAGGTTAGATGCAGTGCGGTTCACTGGGAACAGGTCACGAATACGCTGACGTAGCTGTGGGATCTGTACTAGTGGGAGGGTCTGACGAACGCCTGCAATACCGACTGTGCTGGCGTAAGGGTTCTGGGCGCTGTATACGTCCTTGACCTGTGCGTTAGCTGCAACAACGTCGGCTGAATCGATGCCGAAATCCTTTGAGGACTTTTCGTTGCGATCGAACATTTCCTTTAGCTCGTCTGAGTCAGCGAACTGCTCACCGAAGGTCTTGTACTGTACGGGTGCTGGTGAGAAAGCCTGCTTCTCAGCAACTGCCTCATCAAATAGACCCTTGATCTCTGAAAGCTCAGAGTCAGTTGACATTAGGTTCTTTAGCTGGGCGAGCTTGGCCTTGGAAGCGGCAATCTCGTTGTAAACCTTCTCGTCGATGTGAACGGTGTTGCCGTCTACCTTGACACCATCGTTGGCTTGTAGGTGAGCAAGAGCATCTGAGATGTTCTTTACTTCTACGTCTACTGCCGACTTGTAATCTGCATTACTCATTTGGTATATCCTTTTAGATATATATGACTTAAAATTAGGTTTGTTATCTTTGCTACAAGTCAGCACTTGTCTCTGATCGATAACGACATATTCATTTTACAACAAAACTATGGTTAATATCAACTCTTGAGAAGTGATTCCCAATCGCTGAGTGAAATTGACTTGGCCTGAGGTGCTGGTGCAGCCTCTTCGATAGGTGCTTCTGTGGTAACACCAGCGGCAGCCTTAACTGCCTCATCGATTGCCTTGGCAAGAACATTTAGCTCTTCTGCGGTCTTCTCGTCAGGCTTTGAATCCTTGGCCTTTGAGATACCGTCGAGAGCAAGAGTTGCGTACTGAGCGATAGAGTTGCCGTCAGCAGCCTTGATTGAACCTTCGAGACCAAGAACAGCCTCATCAATCTGGTCAATTAGTGCCTGGTCGAATGTGGACTCATAGATTAGCTCGTCCATTGCCTTGCGGAGAGGACTGGACTCAACCTTGTGCTCTACCTCTGACTCGTCGTCTGACTTCTCTTTTTCGGTCTCGTTTACGATGTCAGAAACATCAACGAGTGTCTTGGTCTGAAGTTCTGCGATGGCGGTCTTTAGCTGCTCGATTGCAAACAGTACATCGGCAAGTGTTGTTTCTGGGACAGTCACAACAGCCTCGATAACCTTTTCGCCTTCAACTGGCGTGTTCTCGTCAGACTCTACGATCTCGGCAAGAACTTCCTTGTCAGACTCAGTCAGTAGACCGTCATCAGGCTCAGTATCAGGAGCGACCTCTTCGGTCTCGTCCTCATCCTTTTCGCCCTTTTCCTCAGAAACAACAGCGTTAACAGCATCAAGGAACTCTTCATCTGTGGCGAAGAGTGACTTTACGCCTGCAAGCTGACGGGTACCAGGTGCAGCACCAAATAGAACTGGTGAGTACTCGAACAGATCGAGATCGTCGATGTGGCGAGTGTTTGTCTTGGCGTCCTTGCGTGAACCGCCAGTTGGTACCTTGTAACCGATGGAGAACTCTGCGTCGTCACCGAAGAACTTGATGTCTGAGTAAGCTTCGCGTCCGCGCTGTGTCTCAAGGTTGAATTCTGTCTCAACGTAGAGTGCGCCCGCGCCGACTGGCCAAGCCTTGCCATCTGACATATTCTTTGGCAGGCGTGAATCGCCTGGCATGTACTCTTCGATGTCCTTGGTGCGGGACACAGGAGTATCCCAACTGTGGTGAGCAACGCCTTTTGGCTTGCGGGTCTTGAGAGTGCGTGCGTAAGCGCCAGGAGTGATGATGTCACCCACGTGATCCTTGATGCCCGTGATGGACACAAGAGCCTTGACAATGCCGATCTTATCGCCATCGTTGCTTACAGCCTCTTCAACAACGAGCCCGGCAACAGCCTTGGCGTCCTTATGTTCTAATTGCTGCATAGTGATACCTAATCATTTCCTTTGACTTAACGTATTTATTATCTCAAATTATCTGTTAAAATACTACTTATTGCGCTTTGCGGCGCTCTTTGCTTTTAGCGCGGTCCACTGAGCCAAGGCTTTAATTGCTTTTGCGCGAGTGTCTGGCTTTACATTATCCAGACCTGCAGCCCAACGCTTTACACGATTGACGGCAGTGGCGATAGCGCGGCTGATAGTGAAGCCTTCACGCTCATGGAGAGCCTGAGCGATGTGCTCGATGTAAGGAGGAAGCCCACCTGCGATCTCTACCCAATTATCTCGTTTGCCTGGTGCGCGCTCAAGAGTCTGGTGGCCATGGACCTTTTCTTCCATGTCCCAACCCATCTCGTCTTTCTGGCCACTCCACTGATCTGGCACCAGGTCGCGCTTTCCGAGAGCAGACGCACGACGCTTCAGGTAGCGGATAAGTCCGTTGCGATCTGCTGGTGCACAACGCCCCACTGCCTGGATGGCGTTCTTGAGATCCTGCTCGGACTCGACTGGATAAGACCAGTCACCGTTGTGGTTCTTGAAAGCTTTACCAGCCTTGCCCAGTTCTTCCAGGCGCTCGGTAGTAAACTGTCTCTTGTATTCGACTGCTGTGTCCATTTGTTTCTTCTTAGCTGGGGCCGGAGTTGGCTTTGGCTTAGGTGTCGGGGTTGGTGAACCCGAATGAGACAGCTTGTAGGCGTGAGCGTGATCCAGTCCGCTATCTCGTAGTTGACGGTACTTGACGAGTTCCCCCTCTTTCAGAACGCCAAGTGACGCGCCTTGTGCTTGTGACAGTCCGTATTCTGGTCTGTTAAGCTCTGCCTTCTCGATACGCATTCTTGCTGAGTCGGTAGGCTTAGAAAGAACCACATCTGGCAAGCGCTCATCTGGTGTAGCGCTGTTTCCACCAACTTGGTTATTGAGCCACGAGAAAGCAATCTCACTGGAGGTCGCTTCCTTGGCCTTCTGACCATCAGCAGTTTCTACTACCCACGTCTCGTTACCTTTTGGGTCCTTGACGAAGCCGACATAGTAAACGTTGCCGTTTAGGTCAGCTACTTTTTCGTAGCCTTCACGATCGTTCGGAAGTGCCACCAAGGCATCCAGAGGGTCCTTGCCATCTCGTACGATGATGGAGCCCTTTGGCTGACCGTATCTACGAGCACCGCCAACTGTTCGTACAATCTTCATGGTCTTAGACTCGTCAGCGACGATTGGGTTGCCACTGACTGTCAGCCATTCCGACATTACGAATCAACTCCGTAGTAAATCCAGCAAGAGCATACGCTGTTTGCGTCGCTGTATCCATCACAAGGGTATCGTAGTTGTTCGGTACCGGCAGTGAAGGAGTCCTTAACAGACAATTTTACACCATTGAGGCTAATGTGGTCTGCACGGAAGTGTTCATCTCCGGCCGTACGCCAAATCTTGTAAGCCTTCTCGCTTACGTTGAAGTAGAGCAGGTCAGAAAGGTCTTCCAGGGCTGCAGTGGTGGCAGTCTTGGCCAGAGCAATAATCCAACGGTCGCGATCGAAGGTCTCGGAATCCAGAGTGGACTTGATCTCATCAATTGAGCGGTTGTCGCTGTCCAGGATCGAAATGTGCTTGGCAACAAGTTCAGTTTGACTCTTGGCTGACTCAGAGACGTAATCTACTGCGCAATCTGCGATTGCCTTGATCTGGTCACTGTAATCTTCACCTAGGAGGGTCTCCAGTGCGCCTGAGCCAGGCTTGGGACGTACGTGACCGTTTTCCTTGAGTTCGGTAGCAATATCGAACGCGCGGTCACGAAGTGTCTTACGGATAGATGGAGCGATGTTTGCCTTGAGGTCAGTAATCCACTGATCCTGCTCGACAATGTAGCCAGTATCGAGTACGCGGTCTACTTTTGTCTCGCCGTCCCAGTGACGAGTTCCCTTGCGGACCTTGACGTGGCTCACGCGGTCGGAAACAACACTAATCTGTCTGCTGGACCAAGATTCGAGGCATCCTTCAAGGAATCCGTGCATTCTGTGGCGCACATTCTTGTGAGGATCGCTCATATCGATCTGCTTGACCTCGATAACAGCCTCAACTTCATCAGTCTTGTTGATTAGCTGCGAAACACGGTCAGACACGGCCGTTACGGCGTTCGGGTTCACTGCAGCCGGTGTCGTATTATTGTGATTGGCAGAGCGGAGAGTACGAGCGGCCTGCTGGTTGATGGTCTGACCGCTGTTGATACCAACTGCTGCTGTCTGACCGGTAATCATATCATTACGACCGCCGACAATGCCATCACCAATAGCTCCGTTAGAGCTAAATGGGCTTGCACCAAGCATATTTTGCTGTTTTGGAGCCTGAATCTCGGAAAGTAGGCGCATAGCATCCCAGTATGCCTGAACGTTGTCAGGATCACCAATTGGAAGGCCATTCGGCAACATATAAACGTCAGCAAGTGGGTCCTTGACGCGTGGACGACCGATAGCCTCAAGATATTCGTTCTGAGTTAGTGCTCCGGAAGCCCAATCCTGCTTAACTGTGTCAAGACGCTTGCGCTCGACGCGCTCAAGAACGTCAATCTCGTTGAAATTGAACTTCAAGGTAATATCGTCAGTGATTGAACCAGTTAGTGGCTCAAGTCCACGCGAAATTGCCTGACAGTGAGGCTTCATGGTGCCAACCCAGAAGCCTTCGTTCTCAGTTTCAGCGTTAGAGTAGGTATTGTGCTCAAGGAAGCTGGACAGGTAGCTGTTGTCGCCCTTGTTGATGGTGATAGCAACTGTCTGATCCACGCCAATTAGCTCAACGTCTGCAATTCGGTCCCAGATGAAGCCTTCTGGAAGGTCATCGGAGCGGTGGAAGTTGATTTCACGAGTTGTGTCGGTAGACAGACGCTCAAAAACTGCGATGGCCTTGGCCTCGTTGTCGCCAACAATCTCGACCTGAGCCAAGAAATTGACGATATTGACCTTGCCACCGATAGAAACGACGCGAGTTAGCTTCTTTGTATTGACATAAGCATTAATTCCAAGACGCTGAAGGATAATCTGAAGATCTGAGGCGTACTGGAGGCTTGGGACAACTACATCAAACGCTGTGTGCTGTGAAACACGACCATGAGTTGAGTAGACGCCGGAAAGGAAAGAACGCTTGGTTTCAGCGCTGGCCTTGAAGATGTAGTCAGGAACTACGTCAAGGTTCTTTCCATCTTCGAAAGCGTCATCAAAGTTGAAATCTGGTCCATCTTCATCATTAAAGTGAAGAGGGATAGCGACCTCGGTGTAAGTTCCGTCACCAACCGCGTCGTGACGCTTGTAGTTGAGGCTGATTGCATGCATGGGTGTCCATGCGTGCGCGTAGAAGTCACGCTTAAACTTTCCCCACGCGCTACAGGTAGCCATGTAGAGAGGGTGCTCGCCATTGGTCTCGATGGTGCGACCAGAAAATGTAGTCAGCTTGTAAATTGGTTCCTTGGCTGCGTACTCGACGCGGGCATTGACCTTTTGGTTGGTGCCCTTCCAGGTCTGCATAAGTTCAACGGTCTGACCGACAAGTTCTTCGGCCTTCTTGATAGAACCGTTGGCCAGGTGAACCTTCTCAGAAGCACGGAGGCATCGGCCGGAGGCGTTACCAAGGACAGACTCTGGCACACCGAATGCAGCAAGGATTGTATCCTTGGCGCTCGCAATGGCTTCTTCCCACTGTGCATCGCGTGGCTTACCTTGCATGTCGATAACGTCCATGCCGTCTGCCTCGATGACAACCGGCATACCGGCTGCAGCAGGACCGCCTCTGAACTGGTCAAGAATTTCAGCGGTGGTGTCCTGGTCCGCGTCGCCATTGATGGCAATAAGCATTCCGGGGCGGCCATCGTTCTTCAGGAAGTTAGCATTGAACTTGCGGGCGAGATAGTCAGTATCGATTGCGACACCGGCGGAAGTAATCGGAGTCATCTGTGTGTAAGGGTCGCCTGGGCGAGGCTTAATCATGACCCAGATGATATTGTCCTTGGGAACCTCTTCGATATGAGTTCCACGGTTGACCTTGTAGTGGTCCACGAACTGGGTGGGGTGACGAACGACCTCAACCTGACCTGGGTTAAGCAGGTAGGCATGCATAATCTTGCCACTTGCGGTCTTAGAGACCTCAATGAAGGCACCCTGGGTAGAAAGAAGTAGTTGGGCAGTTAGGCGGTAACGCCAGTTGAATGAGTTCTCGTATGGGTTGGACCAAGAGTTCAAGATATTGAAGACGTTGTCCATCTCAACGAATGAGTTGAGAGGATCACCTTTTTTGTGAGTATTGATAGTGACGCCAGCCTGGCTGTTCGCGATAGCGTCTACACAGCGATATACCCAAACAACAAGGTCCAAACCACGGTCTTGGGCGTACTCAAAGTCATCCCACTTACTGCCACGGTCGTATCCGTTGCCGAAACCGAAGTTTCCGCCACCCAAGTTTACGAATCCGCGCTTCTTGGTCTCAACCTCAGAGCTTACGCTCTTACGAAACACATTGTCGAGAAAGCCCATTGTTTACCTTACTTACTTAGGCCGAGAATGAAACCGAACACTGTTGAAACCACTCCTGTTACGATCAGCCCGAACGGCCAACCCAAAGCGAAGCCGCAACCAAGCGATAGTACAAGGGTACCAAAAACAATAGCCAAAATAGAAATAAATTCCTTGCTAATGACTACTTCTTTAGGTACAATCTGCTCTGGACTACTCACTCTACTTCTCCAATTACCATGTCTACGTCTTTACCGAACGTTAAAGCTTGAAATCCACCGGACAAAATAAAGAACTGCACCCCAGGGAAAAGTTCGTGCATCTTCTCACTAATGGCGTCTGAATCTTCGGCGTCCAGGTACTCTGGAGTCATGAGTAGAACCTTCTGCCCATCGGACAGATTTAGCCCAGTGATTACAATCGGTCTCGTCATGATATCAATTATATCAAGCGTTAGTTGTATCTGGTAACAAGTCGCACTTTTCTTTTTGCGTTCACTGTCATTGCTACAAATGCACCCGCTGCAGCGTCCACCTGGTCGTCGTGTGCGCCGACCGGGAACAGGCTCGCTTCGGTAGTGAAAGCCTTGTTCCAAGATGCCTTGACGAGGTAGACATTCTTTCCTTCGGTCTGTGAGACGAGGGAGCCAGCGCGGTCAGTCTTACTGCCGGTACTGCGGACTCCGTCGTATCTCCAGCCAGCGAGAACGTGACGCTTGTAGTAAGATACGAGAGCCTTACCGGACGAGCCAGGCTCCTGCTCGGAATAGACGCGGACTCCGATACCATCTTCTTGTGCTGTCTTCTTGACCAGCTTCTCCACGTCTGGAGGTAGTGCGCGGACCCGCTTCATGTCCTCAATGAACCATCGGCCGTCTTTGGTGATAGAGCAGAGTGCTCCGGCTGTCCAGTCAGAGTGCTGACCATCGGACGCCGCGAAGTCCCAGAATCGCACACGAGACTTAACGTCATCCGGACTTGGACCTCGCTCCACATACTGGAAGTCGCTGGCCTTGAACAGATTGCCTTCTTCCAGGATCTCCCAGTCACCGTTCAGGTAGCGCTCACGGTCAACCATTGATAGGTTCTGAAGAGTAGCCATGTACTCTTCCTGGTTAAGAGAAGGGTTGTCACGAATGGTCGAAGGAATATAGGCGCGCTGCTTGCGCGCGGCCATTTCCTCTTCATCGTGAAGGTCTGGGTCTGCTGGGTCTACGAAGCGTTCCTTGAAGAACTCATGAGATAGACCACCAGGGTTGGCGGTAGCGATGACCTGTAGTGGCAGGTCGAAGACAGTCATTCCGTCGCGCTCGGCAGGAGAGTACTGGTTCAACACTCGCTCATCCGGCATGGGTGTATTGCAGGCTTCCTTCTGGCTAGCCAGATGGATGAAGCCATTCTTAGCGCCGGTCAGAGGCAACGAGCAGTAGTTGCACGACACAGTTGGCTTACGGAGACGAGAGAATGCCCAAGTGTAGATGTCAGGCTCGAACATCGTGGCCTCATCGAATCCGATGAACTGGAATTCAGCACCTTGGTAGTTGTACTTGTCGGCTTCACGGTGAATGTGTCCAAAGCGAATCTTGGCGCCGGAAGGGAAGACCCAGGTCATGCCTCGCTCTTCCTTTTTCACGTTCTTGCCAGCCATCCAAGACTTGAAACGGTCAAGGATAGCGCCTGATTCGATAAGCTGCTTGTACGTACGACGGAACAGAATGGCAGAGTATCCAGGCACGTCCACGTAGCGGAGAGCAGCCATCAGGAGGAAGTCGCTGTTGTGGGTCGGAATTAATTCGCGTCCAGCGAGATACAAGTGACTTGGCGAGTCTACACCGATACACTGTACTGGTACGGATTCTGTAGCGATAATGGCAGTAATGTATCGCTTGTTGTGTGTGCCTCTAAATCCGTCAACTTTTTGGCGAGCCAGCTTGCGCGGTAGTCGAGCGCTTTCCATATCGGTAACAAACTTGATTCGATACTTTGGGCCGATGATCCGGCCATTCAAAGTTGCGACACCTTCACGAATCGTCGCCTTGATACCGAGAGATAAAATTAGTTCGAGATAGTCTTTAGCCAATTCGGCGCTGACTGTTGTTAGTTCAATGTCCGAGTCTACAAATCCGTCACTATCAACCAAGCCCTGGAGCAGTGCGAGTCTCTGCTCAATGTTGCCTTCTTCGATATACTGACGGGGAATGCGCTTTGGTCGCGGTGTCATCTTGACTCCGTCAACAGCCTGCGGTCCAACGATACCAAGAGAAATTAGACGCTTGGTCAAGCCTTCGACCTTGTAATGCATAGGCGCGAGCTTGGTAAGAGTTTCACCACAAGCTTCAAACAGTGCCGAGACTGATTCGAAATCTGAATCACCAATTGTCACATAGCCTCGTCTGGTATCCCCGTCACCAAGCCAATAGCCCATGATATACGGATCAATTGGGTATTCTTCCTTGAACTGGAAAAGCGGGCGGGCTACGTCGATATAGAATTTGACCCTCTTGGCTGTTTCCATAGTGCGAAACATTTCGCCAGTAGTCTTGATGTGTTGGCTCTGATTTCGGCTGCCTGCTAACCCAACAGACCATTTGTGATCCTGGTCGGCTACAATTTCTGATCCGTCAGAAAACTGAACTCGATAGCACGGACGGCCTTCTTGGACCTCCGACTTCCAGACAACCTTACAAGGCTCTCCATTTTCGTCATAAACCAGCGCACCGATAGGTAGATCACTCATGGTGGTCCAGCCAAGTGGTGTGCGAATAGGTGTATCCAAGGCCAGGGCCTTTCCACCACCAGCAGCACCACCAAACAGCATCTCCTTCGCCGGGAGGGCAAGAGCTACCTGTTGGGCAGGGTGTGGTACGTGTACTGCGTATTCATCAAGGATTCTCGGCTGGAGCAGGGCATGTAGCTGCTCTGCGTACTCTTGTTCAGTCTGTGTCATTCGGTTTGGCTTCCGGCTCTGGTTTCTTGTCGGCAATCAGTGTGAACTTCTTGTACTTCTCAAGAAGGTACTTGACATAAGGAATACCTTCAGTATGTTTATTCCAGGCTTCTACGGCCAAGTCAAACGTAAGCCAGCCTGGAACAACCATGCGATCAGTCTTCGTCGTCAAGTTCTTCGTCAGTTCCATCTGTAATCTCCTTTGGCTCGACAATCTCAGCATCTACTGTATCACCGGCCGGAAGGATAAGGTTCTGGTTCTGGAAGATTCTTTGAAGTGCGGCCAGACGGGCTGGGTCGTTCTTCTGAAGCTCCTGTGTAACAGTCGTGTTGTGGGTGACCTCGATATTGACCTGCTGGTGGATGGCTGGCTCGTCGTCCTTGATACCGAGTGCCTTGCGGCCCACCTCGACAAAGAGTGCATATGCCTTGCCCATCGATTCCCACGCAGATGGCGAGACGAGAGGTTTGAACTCGTTGAAGCTTACATCCTCGCCAGCGTCGATTCGCTCAAAAATGTCAACCAGGCGGGCTTCGTCATGATCCATGATTTTGCCGAACTGGATCATCTGCTTTTTGAGCAGGTTGATGGCGAAGGCAGCATCGTCGGCCACGTTCTGATCGAACAAAATGGCGGCGTTGTTCATGCGCTTGAGTTGTTCCTTGTGGCGAGCAACAGCAGCGGCTCGCATGGCCTTCTGCTTGTACTCTTCCCATTTCTCCTTGGAGCAGCGGTTACGAATCTGACCGTACGGAACATCGGGGTAGCGCTCCGCAAGTTCCTTCGTGTTCGGGAAGTAGATTACACCGGGTTCCTTCTCGTAACCGCCGATGTACTCAGCCTTGATAGCTGGCCAGTCATACTTCGTGTTTCCGTTGTACTCAACAACCTGCTGCTGCTTGGGTGCAATCAAAGGACGCTTGGTCAACTTCAACTTCTGATTTGGCACTATTATCTCCTAAAGATTACGCTATAATATATTTTATCGCATCAACATCAAAATTACTAAGGAATATCATATAATGCGCGATCCATCTGACGCTCTGAAGAGCGAAATCCTAGGTGACTACCTAGATGACGAACGAGTTCTGGCCATGACCTTGGCTGTCTGGTTCCTGAACGGCGTCCATGCCAATCCGAAGGCGACCCCTGGTAACCTAGGTACCTTGAAGACTACTGCTGACTCCATCGGTATGTATCTACGTGACGGTTCTTGACACTGAGTAGTTGAAGCCTGTATCATGGTAACTACCTCCTTTCTAGTCGGGAAATACCTCAGAGTCAGTCTCTCCTCTGGGGTATTTTTCGTTTCTGAGGCGTGCTACTGTCAGATCCAACCTGTTTTCATCTCCTGAGTACCAAGTACGGGTCCAGATGACAGTTTCAAATCGTTACCGAGTGATAAAACTATTTATCAGAACTTTTCGTTGACTCGAAATCTCAAGTATTTTACACTTGAGTAGTTAGTAAGTGTTATCACTACAAAGTTCATCATCTCAAAATATGAGATTCACTTGACAAGTAGAAAAACAGCATGTAGTGTCCCTGTAGAAGAAGAAAACACCTACAGTTAAGGAGAAAACCATGTATTACTACAGAAATAATCCAGTTGGCGTGTTCTTTGTACTGACAGCCATCCTTGGAGCAATGGTTTATGGTATGTTTGGCCTTAACATGGATGTAAGCCTATTCATCGGAGCAGTACTGACAAGTATCTACTTCTTCATAACTCGCAGAGTATAATTGACCCATGAACATTGATCTTGCAATCGAAGAGACTGACTGGTTGGCTCTACTAGCTAAGATTACTGGCATGCGCGACAACGCAGTTGTGAGAGACAACATCGGCTACACCTGGTCTCTGTGGCATGACGTAGATTACTGGGCTAACACTGTGGCCAAGCCACTACTAGACATGGAGGAGGAGTTACTTGAACCAGCAGTCATTCTTAAGCAGGCGAACGTTCAGTGGTTTTTTGCTAGGCGGCCTTTGGCTGTCCTCTGGACCCCTGGAACCACTTACATCATCTAACGCAACACCTAGGAAGCCAATGACTATCAAGACACCATGGATCGCAGGACACAGAGGTGGAGCCAATATCTACCCGGAACACTGTCTAGAAGGTTACAAGGCAACATCCAACTCAGGGTATCTACCAGAAATTGACCTGCGTAAGCTAGCAGACGGCAAGTTCGCCGTTATCCACGACGAAACAGTCACCCGGACCATGATTGGCGTGACTGGTGCAGTCAGTAGCCTCACCAGCGCCCAGTTCAAGCGCGGCAAGGTCAAGAATCCAATTCCTGGTGGCGACTACGGCACTCCTCTCCTGTGGGATGAGGTTTTGGACGAATTCGGAGGCCGAACACTGCTGGTCGAGGCCAAGAACGCCTCTGAGGCTGCAGAAATCATTGAGACCATTAACGCACGTGGGCTACAGGGCTCCATTATCCTGAGTTCCTTTGACTATAACAGTGCCGCACTCATCGCGGACGCCGGTTTGGTCTCTTTGTACCTCGTACAGGGTTCAGTTGCTCAAACGCCTGCACAGATCAAGGCGGCCGGTATCGAGTACATTGGTATCTCGCGTGGTACAGCACAGTCTTCTTTCGATGCTTTCAAGGCTGCAGGCCTTAAGATGGCAACCTGGACTGTCGAAGATCCGATCCAAGGCGATTTTGACCATGACAGAGGCGCAGTCGGTCTCATTTCTGACGATCCGTGGTATGTTTCCGGCCAGAGCCGTAAATTGACCGCCGATCCGTATGCCAAGCGCTTCGCTTACCCTGGTTGGCAAGAAGGAGTCACCGCTGCAGACGTGGCGGACGGTAACACAGGTCGTCTCTGGAGCTTCCAGGACGCGGCTCGCGGAAAGATTTCCGTCAAGCGTAACCCAGTCGGTTCTCGCACCCGCTCACTCACCCAGACATGGGCTGGGGTCATCAACGGCGACTTCAAGATCCGTGCAACATTCGACTACGGCAGCAACTGTTCAAGTGATACTCGCTGGCTCGGCATGTTTGTAGGCTGTGGCAAGGGCAAGGCAGTCGTTGGCCCGGATGCTGTCTGGCGAGACGAGAGCAGTCCAACTGTGTCCCAGCAGTACGGCTACGGAGTCCTCTGGCGCCGCAATGGGCAGATGTCTATCTACCGCAACGACAATGGTGCTCCACTCCTGCTCGGGTCAATCGAGACTACTCCTGTCGGATCTGGTGGACGTCGCAAGGTAGAGTTCAAGCGAGTTGGCAATACTTTTACCGCCACAGACCTTGCCAGTGGTACCAAACTTGTGGTAGCGTCAGGTACGTACGGCGGAGACCAGTTCTTCGCACTGGCAGCGAACGGTACAAGCGGATTCGTTTCTGGAGTCAGCGTATCGTGAGAGACAGTGTGTACTGGCGCGACTTCGAAAAAGATATGAAGAGTTCAGAGTTCGCTAGAGAGTACAAGATCGTAGTCCGACAACTAGAGGAGATTGGGGCTTACAAGTGGTATGGTCTTTGGTATTGGCTGCGGTCGGCATCGCTGGCCTTTGGATCGCAGGTAAGAAGAATGCGTGGGGCTGGCTTGTAGGATTGGCCGCTCAGGTCTTGTGGATTGTCTATGCCTGTGTTACTGTACAGTACGGATTTATTATCTCGGCGCTAGCCTATGGATTCGTCTATGGCAAGAATTTTATCACCTGGAGACGCGAAAAGAAGGAGGAGCACAATGAGTCACTGGAACCACAGAGTAGTTCAGAATGATAAGGACGGGCTACTCCAGATCCATGAAATCTACTATAACGATAACGGAGAGATTTGGCTTTGGTCAAATCCTGTCACGCCATCTGGTGAGACCATTGACGAGCTAAAGAATGATGTCGAGTACTTCATTGCGGCATTCGATAAGCCTGTCTTGAACACAAGAGATCTGCCGATCAATGATTGAGTTTTGGGATAGTCTTGATCCAGATGCGCACAACGAGTACGAGCGACTGCTGGCCAGTGGAGAAATTGACGAGAATGGATGCCGTCCAATCGACAAGTGCTCTGACGCGGAAATCTATGAAGAGGCCATGGCTTACATGCTCTTCAACGAGTATCACAAACTAGAGGTAAGCGCGGATGGTGATGGGTGGAACGAGCCATTCAGTGCAGACTACTTCTGTGACTGCGATGAAGCCTTTGATCGATTCAACATCGGCTGGGTGCAGACGGACAGAGCGCGATCACACGAGCCAACCATCATTGAGGTAACTCGCGAGTGGGTTAAACACGTACGGGAGAACCAAGCGTGACTAAATCGCCGGGTAAACCCAAAGATCAACTTCGTTTCCGCGTCCTGACCAAAGAAGAATACGCCGAATACCTCAACTCTACTGGCCCACTGCCGGATGAATGGTACTACGACGAGCCGGATGAAGAGAACCCGCTCGCTCCGCTCACGCCCGCCAGGCGATATCTCTAATGAGGTAGTCATGCACCCGGACGAGGCAGAGTGGTTGAAGAAGTATCATCTAAAGGTATACAGGTTCTATTTCGGATGATAGAATAGAAATAATAGACATCCTCCCAAGCCTCTTCGAAAGAATGCTCAAATGGGAGGAGCCTCGCAGGACTCCGGCACAGGAGATAAGACTTAGTCGTGCTGCTTGCGGCCCCCCATGTGGACCGTGGCTAAGTCAAAAAAACAGAAGAAGTTCCTGTGGCCTTGTAGTGATGGCTCCAGGCGTTTGCTGGGAACGTGAGACCAGCGGGCAGGTAGAGCCTCTGAGAAATCTACCAAGTCAAGAGACTTCGGATAAGCCACTACTGATTCCGAGGTGAGGCGCAAGAGTAAGCTCATCTGTGGTTAAAGCCACAGGTGCTCGCTGGCCCCGTTCCGGTAGATCCGGCGGGGTTTTCTTGTTTCTCCGTTTCCTCAGAGAAGAAACAGGTCAGTTCGAGAAACATGGCTACGTTCAACTTAAGACTGTTTATAAAAATAATGAACTGGCCCTTATTGTGAACTATGATATCACTAAAACATAGAAGATTATCCTCGGATATTTACCATGTCGAGCGGAAGTGACAAATAACTTGCTTCAACTTGTCATATCCTTTAATAGATGACAAGCTCGTTAAATGATAACTCGGAATAGCCAGCCTCTTATTCCGACTTGGGGATTTTCTCGTGTCAAAACCGTACCACTTTCGGTACACTTTTGACATTCCGGTGTCCACGGAATACGCCCATTTACGAAAAGAGGGAGGGCCAGCCTCTGTTTCGCTGGGGGTGTATCTAACGCGCCCCATCCCCTCCACCCCGCCTACAACTCGAACTCGACATCAAACCACATAGCTAGGCTACCTAACGCCACTGGACGCCCTACACGTGCCCCTACAGCGCCTGCACTCACAGCAGCACCACTCCTCCCTGCCCCTGTGTGCCACCCTAGAGAGCGTTGACCCCTGCCATGGTGTGTCTGTATGGGTAGCTGTCTACTGGTCCCGCATAGAGGCATCTAGCCCTTGATATGGATGCCGCCCCGTAGGCATGCGTGGACATGAATAGGCGGGTCAATAGAGTGCATTGAATAGCCTTTCCCATTCCCCGTAGGCATACCCATATCAATCCCCGTAGGCATGCGGAGAGAGTTCTATTCTGTCCCCGTAGGCACCCCTTTGCCTTTCCTATTACGTCTCGCTTCATTGGTCTTATCTAGGTGACAGTCTTTGCATTCTGTACGGGTATAGGTGCGGTTATCTCTCTGGTCTTTCCACGTATAGAACTTCCCCGTAGGCAGGGCTAGACCACATTTGCCTTTGCATATCCGTTTCCCCGTAGGCACGTCGTCAGGGAACAATTCAGCGCCTTTACGCGCGTGGAATGCGAGAGAATGTCTAAGTTTGATGACCCTTTCGACCATCATTATCACCACCTTTCAAATCGATATCCTTCAATATGTTGGTTTGAACCCTAAGCGCAACTCTTGGTTGCACGTTTATTCTTACTCATCCCTTCCAACCTATCATTTGTTCTACCTATCTGTCTACCATCAATCCCTTATCACATACTTCATACTACTGAGTGACCATCCTTTGGGATGACTCTCCCAACCCACCCCGGTCGCTCGCAAGCTCACGCCCGACCCTCCCTGCCGGAGGGTAGCCAGCCCGCCACGGCCCGCTCAGGACTCTTCCCGTACATCAGTCCAGGTCAGACATGCCAAGGTCAGAGACGCGCGCCAGGACGCAAGAAAACCCCGCCGTAGCGGGGCCATCCTGTCTTGCTGGTCTGTCAGGCTTTGGTTCCCTTGTAACAAATGTGAGGGATGCGCGGGTCACACGTTCCGTTTCCCGAACAAGTAGCAGGTGCAGCCATTGTCTTGCCTTTCGTCGGTTCGGTCGAGAGTGAAGATCTAACAGAGAGTCGGTGGTTACTACCATGGTTTGACGGGTACCGGGTCTGCCGGATTTAGTATCTGTCGCTGACACCCTATCGACGTGAGCCCTTTCGGGTCTGTCGCCGTATTCTCTTGGCCGACTCTCTGTTAAGTTTTCATCCCCGCAAGGCAAACATTACCGGTCCCTGCCTGCCGTGTCAAGTGGTTTACCCGCTAGTTTCCTGCCAACTTCTTGGCAGTTTTCCTACTTCCCGTAAACCAGCCGAGACAGTCCTAGGAATGAATCGAGTGTCATTCCCGCGTAGAGACCTACGATCACCGATGCCGCCCCGACCAGGGGAAGGACCAGACCATGGAACAAGATGTCCCTCACCCGCTCTCCCTTGCCCATCTTTTGAGCCTCTCCCGTACACGTGTAGGGGTTGTCATCGTTACTCATGTCTCTGCCTCCTCTGTTGGTGCCGTTCTGGCCTGCCATGGCAACCCACCCATCGGATGGGCTACCAAAGCGGTCAGTAGTGTTCGACCCTGCCGATAATCTCGCCCACCTTGACCGGAAAGCTTGCCATGATTTTGTCAGCTTCGGCATCGGTGCAATCCTTGAAACTGGCAATCACGTTCCGGTAGTGGTCAGTGACCACAACGTCAGTGAGCAGGTCAGCGGACCGAACATAGACCGAATCCTCGCCCATCCAGCGGAGATAATCAAGGGTGTTCATTTCTACCTCTCTGCCGGAGAGACTATCTCTCCCGCTAAGACAAAACTTACGTGAGTCCGGGCTCAGTGTCAAGCCCGGATCTCACATCGTGGACAACTCGTTACCGGTCAGTCTGGGGCTTGCCTGCAACCTGATCCGGTCCGGTCACACTCACCCGGTAGGTCAATCCGGCGTTGGTCTCAACCGAGTGCAGAACGTCCGTGTTGCCGTGCTGACCTAGTGCTCGCATGTATCCCAAATCATACTGGCAAGCCTTGGTAATCTGTCCAGCCGCGCTCCATGCTGCCTCGACCGAGTCAAACTCTTCCGTGTGGTCAACCGGCTTCCGGATGCTTCCTCCGACGATTCGCAATTCGAACATTTTGACTCCCTGGTGTGTTTGACTTCTTAGCTGTAGCCTACTCTGTCTGTCCTGCCTGGTCAAGTGCTATCTCAGGATGTGGACGTCTCTTCTCCCGCGAGGTACTCCGCGTACTGGTCAGCGTCAAGGGCACCCTGACCCGCCACGTAGACCAGGCCAGTATCCTTGACTACCTCCGCCGCGACTCCGTCAGCCATGCCGTTGAGAAAGTCATTGATCCGGTTCAGTACGCTTTGCTTGCTCATGATTTCTCCCCTTGTTTCGATCCGTTAACTGTAGCTTACTCCCTACCCGCCTAGGGAGTCAAGTGCCTGTCTCACATCTTGGACTGCCGATTTGAGGCTAAGCTTTCATCATGTCACGCCCGCCGGTTGCCTGTCAAGGGCTACTGAAAATTAGTTCCAGTCTCGGTCAGCGGAGTCGGAAATGGCAAACTCATTGTGGAAGTCCGCTTCCTCCCGAATCATCACCCGTGGCTTGGCTGACCCTCGCTGGACCACGTAGCCAACCCCGTAGTGCCCGTCCCCATTGGTCACAATGACACGGTGGGAGACACCGCTCGGATGGTTTAGGACGCTAGCAGAAACGATGCTCACGACCGCCGGAAAGCCTAGCCCGCTTTCATCCTTCATTACCATGATGTCCTGGCCGATCACGATGTCTGCAGCATTCATAGCGATATCCTTAGATAGTGGTTTGATATGTGCGATTGTAATCTGAGTTTCAAACTCTGTCAATAGTTTCTGTCATATCTTTATTACGCAAAAACATAGGCTTTTCACGCCTTTTCGTAGGCTCAGTCAATCCACGGGGCCACGCGCTCGCAAGTCTTATCCTCGCCCCAGCCGACAGCCTTGTAACGGGCATCCGGAAAGCCTGCCAGCCGGAGAGACTTCTCATAGAGAACGTTGGTCAGATCCTCTCCACAGGCATGCATCGCGTCGATCTGTCCGTCAAGTTCAGAGTCATTAAAGAAAGAGTAGGGTCGCATTGTCTTAACCTCTCGTTTGGTTCGTTAGGATCAATCTATCCTGCCGGACTGAGCCTGTCAAGGCGTCATCTTGCGATGTGGACAGTCTCAGCCAGCGCTGACAATCGTACAGATTAGACTGTCGCCACGCTTGACCACGTCTCCGACGTAGCTGGCAGAGACGCCTGCGACGCTCACACGGCCTGTCACAGTGAAGCCGTCTGCCAGTGAGCCGAACGCTTCCGAGCCGCTCACAGTGGCAGCAGGGACGCGGGAACGGATGGCCGCTGTGCAGGCGTCAATCGCTACCGGCTTGTTAGCCTCCGCCGCGCTCTGGACGTTCTGGTTATAGACCCATGATCCACCCGCCACAACTGCCACAACTGCGACTACTCCGACAGTGAACTTTGCGACTGCCTTATCTGAGAACATTTCCGTATCCTTCGTTGGTTTGACGTTGATCTGAAGCTATCATGAAACCCGACTGAGTGTCAACCCCAGTCGGGAATCAAAATTGCTCAGACGGCGATCAATCAAACTTAAGGTCGACTGCTAGCTTAGCAACACGGTCGTGATCGTGCGGCATACCGGTTTCAATAGACTCCCAGTAGATCTCTCCGTTGAGCTGAATTTCAACGTACCAGGTGCCGGAGTATTCTTTGCCAATCGTTCCGCCTCCTGCCTTGGAGACGTAGACCGTGGCCTGACCGCTGAACGTGTCGACTACCGTCCAATACTCTGCTTCGGTCCGGTAATCGTCCCAATTGGAGTGCCGTGTCATCATGGTTTCCTCTCGTTTGGGAGTCTCTCTCCCTCTAAGTACTAACCTACTCTAGTCTTTCGGTGCCGTCAAGTCCTGTCCGGATGATGAGACTCTTTCTACTTTGACTCTCGCCGCGTGATCTTGTGTCCGGCAGGAAGCTCGATACTGAGTGCCAGCGCGTCCGCTTGATCCTTGGTCAGGCGCTCATGCTTGGCTGTGACGAGTCCTGCACGGTCAGTCGTTACAATGGTGTAGAGCATGCTGTGAGCCTCTCATAGGTCCTGCCGGGGTCTAACCCACCCTAGGATGCGGGGGACATTCCTAGGGCAAGCAAGCTCTCGGAGGTCAGTAATCTTCGCTACCCGTTTCGGGGTCAATGGAAACGATCGAACCGTAACCGGTGTTCTTGCACTCCGCATCGATAAAATTATTGAAGCTCTCGTTATACGCGACTTCGTCAAGGGACTTCAGAGCGCGGGCAGTATCATACTCATATCCCGCCACGGTCACAGTGCCGTAAATCTCGTCAAGGTCACTGTCATGCAACTCGTGCAACTTATTGTCGGTAAGCTCGGACTCTACCAACTCCGCAAGAGTGATATTCTCGTCCGTGAAGTTGTCGAACGATTCGCGGGACACATAGAAGTCGGTCATTTCTTTCTCCCTTAAAGTTTTGGTTTCTTTACTGTTGGTAGTAATTTATCTCAGGTCCGGCGGGATGTCAACCGGTATCTTACATGCTGGGCAGGATTTTGAATTCATACGTGCGTCCCTGACCAGGCACACACAGGGTACGAACGAACTTGACCGGACGTCCGCCTGACTGCTCAGCAGCGATCCTGCGGGCATTGGTGGGGCCGTTGGCGACGATGTAGAGCATGGTCCCTACCCTTCCCACTGGTCACGGATGGCGCGGCGTGTAGCCTGCCCTCTCTGGCGTTCACGATTCGGGGTCGGGATATGAAACCCTGCCGCGCCAGACTTTCTCAGGTCCGCCATCGCTTGCGCGTAGCCTTCGTTCGGACCGTAGTTTCGCCAGTCCTGGTCAAGGTCTCGCTTTGACTTTCCCATTGTCTTGCCCTTTCGTTTGGCTTGTAAGAACTAATCTATACCCGCGTCAGTCCGGTGTCAAGCCTGTCCGCATCATGAGACAGGGACAACACGCTCCACTGACGCGGTGATGTATCCTCCGCTGTAGTCAAGGTCAAACTCTACGCGCGTCGGGTAGTCGGCCATCCGTAGGCCAGTTGCCAGTCCGGCAGAGAATGTGGTGAGGGTAGGATACTGAGACAGTACAAACGTCCACGCCTCCCGCGCGCTCGGAAACGTCTCAGTGACGCGGGGATGATTGTCTCTGTCGATTGTCAGTTGGTAGTATTCGGTCAGCACGTCGATTTCCTCTCGTTTTCTTAGTTATAAGTGTAGTAAGATCGAATGGCATCCGCAATTGCTTGCCAAGGGTCCGGCGGCAGTAGAAAGCCGATAAGTGCTGCAATAGAACAAAAGATTACGATCAACGCGCGAACCTTCATTGTCTCGCCTATCTCTCGTTAGGGTTTTGAATCACAACTCCCGATAGAGACATTTCTCTATGTCGCGCTATCGAGAATTGAAACTACCGAGAGTTTTCTGTCCGCCCGACGCTTTACGGCCTGACCCTGGACCTACTCTGCCTCTCGGCTTCCCTGCTGTTCTATTAAGTTTTACTCTACGCCTGCCGACTGGGCAAGTCAAGCCCCGTCTCACATACTGGTCAGCAAGATTTGGTCCCAGTCTCGCTCACTGTAGCCGGTACGATCAATCACACCCGGATCATCCTGCGCCACACGATCCTTGCGACGCTCTGTGAGCCTGTCAGCGGGCACGGAATCGCCTAGGATACAGTCGGTACACTCACACTCTACCGGGTCGATCACGAGCCGCTGGCCGATCATTACTGATCTGCCAGACCGGTGCCGCAACGAAAGACAACTTCGTCAGACGTTAGCCTGTCACCCCAAATGCCGGAGGTCCAACGGACGCGGCTTTTGGTGTACTCGTCCCGCGCGCCGAATACCTTACTTCCTGGCTTCATAGCGTCAAGCTTAGCGACCAGTTCCTCATGGGTCGCGGTCTGATCAAGCGCCATCACCGTATTGATAGCCTTTCCCAATCTCGGAGCCATTTCTTGCAACTTGCGGATAGCCTCATCCCGGTCTGCCTTGGTAGCCATTGTCTTACCTTTCAGTAGTTGATAGCTGTATCTAATCACAGACCGGGCAGACTGTCAAACCCCAGTCTCGTCATCCGGACAGATGATACAGGTTCCCTCGCTGACCTGCGCCCATTGGGAGAGGTCAAAACGGCGCTGTAGCGGCAGGTAATTCGTTTTGGTCAGGTGAGCTACACAAAGCGCCGTCAAGGGCAGCACAGTGCCGTTGTGGCCGACTAGGACGTAAAACTTCGCCTTTGGTGCTGAGCTTGTCTTGCCTTTGGCCATGGTCTGCCTCTCTCATAGAAGTTTAGGTGGGTCCGTCTCTTGCGGTTTACGGCTTGTAGAGACGGTTTCCTGAGATCACACCGGGATTCTGTTTTCGGATGATTTCCAGTACGGCATACTATTGGGCTATGCAACCCAACCAAGTCCATTTATAGTCCGGCTGGTTATATCGGACTGACTTGGGGAGTATCCTATTTATTCAGGATTGTTCCGCCAAGCTATTCTGTTGTCAAGCTTTCGGGTGCCAGTCTTTCTCTGGCCCAGTCATGATAATCACCACCTTACTAGTGGCACAGTGGCCGTTCGTTCTGGTCTCACGCTATCATCTTGCTTTCCTACTGTCAAGCCGACACTTACGGGTATCTCCGGAGTAACTATGGCGCTACTCTCAGAGACTCAACCCTAGTCCTGACTGCTGAGCTAGTGAGGCAATCCCTACGGTTTCGCTTGACCCGATAGACAGAAATCTACTCTCTCGTTCCGGATCTGTCAAGCCCTGCCGGGGTCATCTTACATCTTGAGACAGGTGTTTGACTCTGGTCAGCAGACAGGATACGTTTCACCCATCACCCGCAAGGCGCGGGAAGAGAACAAGGGAGACAACGTGAGTAAGCAGATGAGCGGCTTTGAGTACGGACTGGCAGACGCCAAGGTGCAAGAGCATGCGGTGTCCTACGCCAAGAGTCACGACTACCGATCCGATCCTCTCTCTGGAGAATGGGCCGGAGACATCCTGTCAAACGACATTCTTCGCACGGTCGATCTTGACCCGGATACCATTGATCCGGATGATGCGGAAGCACTGATCAGTTCGTGGCTGTATGAATACGAATCGTTTTGGCTCTGATGCCAGTTCTTTCGTTCGTGAACTCTATCTAAGCGGGATCAAGTCAAAGGTTAGTTGTCTGAGAGTGCGTCTATCTTTAACAGGTAGACGTTTCTCTCTTGACCAAGCTAGAGTTACTGTCTTGTGTGCTCCACATCCGTTTCCTGTCCTGTCAAGGATAGAACAGAGCGGAATCAAATCTTTCAGACGTTCGTTATAAACATGTGAGTAATCAAGGTGGTGTAAATCTAACTTAGCTTGAGTTCTTCTCTTTCCGCAGAACAAACAAGTTTTTCGAGTTGATGAAGAATTCCAATACTGATTTCGTTTATCAGACCATGCTTTACTCTTCAAGTACCTACGGTACTTAGCTCTGTAGGAAATTCTTGTTCTACGTCTCTTTGTCATAGTCCATTGTACCAATTTTAAAAATTGAGTGGTTGCAGCACAACTATCGTAGTGGAGCGAAGCGGAACGGAGATAGTTACCTTCGGTATGCCGGAAGAGAACTGTCCTTCGGACTACTGGAATTCTTTCCCGCTAAGTTAGTTTTTTTCGTTTGTTGTTTTCCGAAATGAATTTCAAAATTTCTTTCATAATTACTGAGTATTCTTGAATAACTTATGCATTTCGAGGAACGAGAAATGTATGAGTTATGAGAGAGTACGAAGTAATTATTTAAGTACTAAGATTCAATTATAAAATACTGGGCAAATCTTTGTCAATGATTTTACCTACAAACTTTCTGACGTATTTTTGTAGGAATCTGACAACTCATTCTCTGGACTCGACTTGTGCCGTGCTGTAAAATTGAATCAACAGTACAGTCTATCAAGGTAAACGTCATGAGTAAAGGTAAAGGCAGAGTCGGGACCGCCATGGGTGGCTACGTCAGTCTTAAGCCTGCCTACATCCTGAAAGCGGAAGCTGAGAGACGCGAGGTTGCCTCTCAGCGCGACATAGAGCGCAAGGCTAAGCTACCGTACGATACTACGTTCCGTTGCGTCTGCCAGACTCATCCCCGGACCTGCAAGGCTCACTTGTCCAGCATGTGAGACTCCCTTGACATCCTTCCAACAGACAGATAGAGTCTGGTTATGAGCAGTCAACTTAGCGCCGCAGACATTTGGTACATCAAAGATAACTATCGTCATAACAGGTATTATGTTTCACAGTTCTGATCGACAGTCATATCAAACTGCGACCCAATTGGCGGAGCGGTTTAATGTTGCGGTTCGTACGGTCAGGTATTATGCAAAGCGAAGTGTTGGCCAATCGTATTACAAGTCCGCGCCTGTCAACAATAAACGAATTCGCAGTCTCATCTCTTGAGACGCTAGGTTGACACGCTAGATCAGACCCAGGTAGATTAACCATCACAAGGTCAGAGAGACTGACCAGACCAAAAGGAGAAACCATCATGACGCACACTTTCAACGGTATCAAGTCCGCCAAGCTGGCCGGAGTTTCGTACCCGACGATGCTTGACGCGATTCACAATAGCGATGTAGTCGCTACCTACTCCGGCGGAGAGTACCACGTTACTGTCGGCTCGCTTGCTAAGTTCGCTAGCGACCGGTCCCGCAAGTTCAATCCTGAGTCCTCTATCAAGCGTCGCCTTGATCAGTCTGACGTGTATGGCAAGGGACAGGCAGAGCATACGTTTAAGGCTCACTTCCCGACTGCACCGTGGTCTGAGTTCGCCGCTAAGTTTGGTGGCCATCCTGAGCGCGCGCGGTCCCGCTTCCGTCGCTCGGAGGCTAGCACTACCTGGTTTGCGGCTAAGGTCTGACATGCTTATCACGGTAACTGACTCAGAAGAGTTCGTAGAGCGTCTCTCGGATGCCGACTAATGGACACGGTATGGCTTGTGTCCGATCCATGCGACTGTGATGAATGGGCTTGCTCAGGATGGGGAGAAGTGCTAGTATTCGCCAATGAGCAGGTTGCCAATCAGTACGCCAAGGCTAAGTATGGTGAATACTGGCAGAGTCACGTACGGGCGGAGGAAGTCCGTACAAAGCTGCGCAAAGTTGACGGTTTCGTTTACTGAGAGGCAAGACAATGGATGCAAACGACTTCAAACATTTCTCCCGCGAATTCACAAGCTTGCTGCGAGGTTACCTCCCCAGCTATCGATGGACTTGGAGCAACTCTGTCCGTCAAGCTGGCGTCTGCTACGCTGGCAAGCGACTGATCAGACTGTCTGCTCCGATTGCGGCCCTGAACAGCCTGGAAGACTTCCACCTGATCGGCCTGCATGAGGCAAGCCACGGCATCATACCCAACGACTCACACGGCCCCCTGTGGCGCGCTAAGTGCTTGGAGCTAGGTGGGGATGGCAAGCGGACCCATAACCTCACCACCCCTGACGCGAAGTACATCGGCGTCTGTCTCAACGGACACCGCTACGGTAAGCACCGTGCGCCTGTCTCCGGTGGCTACGTCTGTACTGCCTGCAAGCCAAACGCGGTGATCGACTGGCACGTGAACCCGGACTGGAAACGTGCCTCCGAGCTATTGACATCGCTAGGAATCTGAGCTAAGTTACTACCAAGACCAACAAACGAGAGAAGAGAGAAACGAAATGGACCCCGATCAGACCCTTGCCAGCCTGCGATCATTGACCGACCGCGTACTCAATAATGCGTTTCTAGATGACGATGCGGGAGAGTTGCTAGAAGAGTTTGCGGAGAAGTTTGATGCGATCGATGCCTGGTTGGTTACAGGTGGATTCAAGCCGCATGACTGGAGCGGTGAACGATGAGTGACATTCTACTGACCAACCTTGCCATCATAGTGAACCACGGTGATAATTTGACTCGTGGTCAGCGGAACGTGGTGCAACAGGCCTATGCTGAGATTGAACGTCTCCGCGCGGAGAATGAGAAACTTGACGCGATAGTTACTGAACAGCGTGATAAGATCGAAGATGCGCGGGCAGAGATTAAAGCTAAGGACCGTGGTTTCTATCCGATCGTTAACCGTTCCGGATACAGTGACAATGAGTTTTCGGGCGGACAGGGGCAGTAGTCCACATCCTGAGATAGCACCTTGACGGACAGCGAAGTCCAGAGTAGATTAGGACTTAGAAAGCAAAGACTAACCACTAGGAGAGAAATGACGCGAGTTAGTGTAGAGTTTACCGGAAGTGTTTACTTCTGGGTTGATACGGACACGGAGAAGATCCTTTCCGTGACTCTGGCGGAAGTTGATCGCAAGGATGGTTTTAGCCGCGACTACATCATGCCGGGAAACGGTAACCTCGCAGAGATTAAGCGAGACGACCCTATCCTTGAAACCGTCTGTGAGATTATCTACAACTCAGAGCCCGAAGATATCCCTACCGTTGAATTGGAGTGGTGAGAAGAATGAGCGAGGTTAAGTACCCCGATATTGAGGTTCAGACCGGACAGGATGGTAACGCGTTCGGCATCATCGGATCGGTTGCCAAGGCACTCCGCCGGGCCGGAGTCGACGCGGCAGAGATTGACGAGTTCACTGATCAGGCTATGTCTGGCGACTATGACAATGTCCTGCGTACTGCACTGGAATGGGTGACGGTTTCATGAGTGACTACGGATTGAATACTAAGCGGGACGCGAGCCGAAAGCTTGCCAGCATCGCCAAGCGCTACAGCCGCAAGGCGAAAGCCCAGACGCGTGAACTTGACGTAGAGAAGATTCTAGAGGAAGCCAAGGCAGCATTCCATTCTAACCTTTACAATGCGGGACGACAGGGAGTATGAAAATGAATAATCCATTTCAAACTGAGCTTGCCTTTGAGAGCCTTATCTCCCGTATTGAGGATGAGATAGAGCGAAACGATCGACGCGCGGCGAGTTGCTTGCGGATGAGTGAGGATACGCGGACAACCGAAGAGTATTCAAGACTGCAAGGCAAGTCCTCTGCGTTTGCCAGCGTGGCCGACGATTATCGCGTCATCCTGAAGGACTTCGGGAGGTCTAATGTCTAAGTGGGACCCCGATGACGTAGCGTTCGTTCTCTTTATGTCCGTCTGGCCTATCCTGGCAATCGGTCTAATGGTTGTCGCAATCGTTGCTGTTGTGAGAGGATACTGAAATGCCGTCAAATGAGGCCAAAGAGTACGCCAGGCAGCACAAGGATAGCCCAGAGTAGTTAGCTTGGTTTCGGCAGGAAGAAAGTATGAGTTTAGTCCTGCCGATTCCAATCTCACTATTTGGACAATGGCTTGTGATTCAATATCTGTACTGGTAGTGTTCTACTTATCGGGAGAGAGACTCCCACCTGGAGAGAGGTAGCAAAGCATGACGGAGACTACCGTCCTAAAAGAGATTCAGAGCTACATCGGAAAATATGTCGCCACGTCGGACGAGAATAAGCTGATTCTGTCAGTGTTTGCGGTGCACGCCTGGTCATTCCATCACGGCATTCCTAAGACGACCGCATATGCTTATATCAACAGTGCCGAGAAGCGCTCAGGCAAGACATTGACTCTTGATGTATTGGCTACCTTGGTCCCCAATCCACTGAAAGCGGTGTCAATGACTCCCGCGACGATGTTCAGAAGTATCGATCAATTGGGACAGCCGTGTATGATGATTGATGAAGTGGATACCGTGTGGAGTAAGGGCCGAAGCGGCAACAAAGAATTGAACGCAGTTATCAACGCCGGTTGCAAGATTGGTGCCACTGTTCCGCGTGTCGATAAGGGAGAGGTTCGCCAGTTTAACGTTTTCGGAAGCAAGGTTTTGAGCGGAATTAATGATGCGACTTCCGAGCTTCCTGACACCGTTCTGGACCGTTGTATCCCGATCGTGCTGCGCCGTAAGGTGACTGGCCAGGGCGACACTGTACCTTTCTTCTCCACGGACGTTCAGGGCATTACAGGACCGATCCTGGACCGCGTAGAGGAATGGCTGACCGAGCACACCGAGACGCTTAAGGCTTACCCGCTAGAGGTACTTGACGGGCTTAACGATAGGACTAGCGAGCTAGTGTGGCCCATGGTGGCGATTGCGGATACGTTCGGTGTTCGCGAGGAGTTTGTCTCTGCACTTCGATTCGTGTTCGCGGATTACGCTTCACTCCACCAGGACGCGACTACCAAGCTGCTACAGGGCATCGCTGACACTTTCTCTGTTATGGAGTCAGTTAAGATTCAAACCGAAGACGTTCTGGTCATGACTGGCATTCTCAACTCTAAAGAGTTGGTGGCAGCCTTGGACCCGTTTAAGCTTGCACCTATTAACGTCCGCAAGGGTAACACTGTACGCAAGGGGTTCACTCTGGCCCAATTCGAGTCCGTGTTCGAATCGCATGGCGTCACTGTTGGATGATCAATGACTAGGGCAGACTCCGGTAGCGACCTCTCTCCGCTACCGGGGTTTAGCCCTTCCCAAAACAGTACGATTCGTGCTAGTGTAGCGGGAGCGATTCGAGTAGCGGGAGCGCGACGTGTAGCGGCAGACTAGGAAAGGTGGAACAATGCTAGGAAGTAGAGGCAGGGAGGTTAGTTTTCTGAAACCTAAGACCATTGAAGAGAACTTCACAGCGCGATATGAGGTCTCAGACGACGGATGTTGGCTTTGGACTGGCACGATTGGTCCGCAAGGTTATGCACAGGGCGCCTTTAAGACCAAGCCATATAAGGCACACCGATTGTCATACGAATTGTACATTGGTCCGATTCCAGACAAGATGTTTGTAATGCAGACATGCGAAAGGTATCACTGTGTGAACCCGGATCATTTTTATCTCTCCGACAAAAAGCGAATCCCAATTCGCTATTGCGACATTGACGGATGTAATGAAATTCATTTAGGTTATGGTTATTGTAAAGAGCACAAATACAGATTTACTGAATACGGTGACCCTTTTTATGTTCCTACGCCATTAACTCCGATAGAGCGCTTTGAGCTAAATCACGATAAGAATATTGATGGGTGCTGGTATTGGAACAAAAAGCTGGACAAAGACGGATATGGCAAATTTCATATGAAGGATGGTCAGTATCGAGCACACCGATGGTCTTATCAAGAATTCAATGGAGAAATTCCTAATGGGTTGGAAATTGACCATGAATGCCGTCATCGCAGTTGTGTTAACCCCGACCACCTTAGGTTAGCCACAAATAAAGAGAATCAAGAAAACCGAGCTTTCTTATCTCGCGTATCACAGAGCGGTTATCGAGGAGTTACACCTAATGGCGATGGTCGGTGGAAAGCATATGCCGCGCATAACAAAAAGACCTATTTCAATGGTGTATTCGATGATCCTTATGAGGCAGCATTAGCCGCACAAGAATTGCGCAATAGACTGTTCACCCATAACGCTGAAGATAGAGGAAGGATGGCAAGATGAATCGACTTAAAGTGGCAGTTCCGTTCCTCGTGTTCGGGGTTGGGATTCTTTATGTAGCACGTATTGATCCGGCATCATATCCAAACGTGCCAAACTCTGTTGGATTCGCTTGGGCTATGACTCTTGTCGGTGCAGTCCTGATCGTCTCTTATTCTCGTCGCGCTCTGAACGTCCTAGGTCGCGTCCTAGTGCTCTACCCGCTGCAAGGACTCTGGCACTCTGTGCGGGTGAATCTCCGGCCGCTGGGGACCATCCTTTACCCACTGACCCGGATCGGTGCTGACAAGCGGGAGAGGCGAGCGACTAACCACGTGCTAACCGAGACGCAGGCAGAGACCAAGCGCAAGGCAGCACGCGAGCTTGAGCACCCATGGGCGCGTAAGAAACGCGAGCCACATCTTTCCGATTACTATTGACAGAGAACATAAGAGTATGGCAGAGTTAGATGCACGTATGATGTCCGCTTTGCGCGGCAAAGATATAGACCAGCTTGAATCACTCATCTATGCAATGGAGGAACAAGAATGACTAACCAGACAGTCTACGTAGTGCTCTATTGTCCCGATATTGAGACCACAGAGCTACAGGAAGTATTCACGACACCCGAGGCGGCAGAAGAATTCATCGCTTCCGAAGTTGCTCAATACAGCTATCATCGCAAGGCAGACTTTGTTATCGAGCCTAAGACATTGATTGGAGCATGAAATGAAGGTACGTGAGCTAATTGAGAAGTTGGGCGAGTTTGACCCGGAAATTGAAATTGTAACTGAGACAGATTACGGTATCTATATTTGCAATACTGTTCGTAAGGTGCACTTTGAGTTTGCGGACGAAACGAGTTTTGACTATGCACACGGCGACAACTATTGGGAAGGTGTGAGCATCGATGTCTAACACAACTAAGGAGTCTGACCGGCGTCCTTTTGACAAAGGAGAGATTGTCTGTGTACGATCCGGGCACAAGCGCGGAACCTGGGTCACAGTGTATGCAAGTATGGGTAGCTTCCTACATGTCCGTCCAAGCTATTCTGATGACCGCTCAGAGGCATTCTGGCTAAGCGCGCACAAGGTAGAACGACTGAGTTTGGACGACTGATGACCAGCGCAAAGAGTATGTTCTGGCTCTGTGTCATGGCTCTGAGTATCGTTGTATTGACCACTGTCGGCGTCGCGTTCGGTCCCGGTGTCATCCTGGCTATCCTTGGCGCTGCTGCTCTGGCAATTACTCCTATCGCCGTGTCAATCATTCAACAGCTTCCCAAGACAGCTATCGAGTCGGCACCCAAGGTAGAGCAACAGAGGGAACTTGATCCAAACGATTTTGACAGCCGCGTGGATTGGCTCTACATTAATGCCCAAGAGCGCGAGTTGGGATGGACCCTCTCTGAGCACCCTGACAAGTGCGTATGTACAGAATGCCAGTACAAAGACCCTATGAAACGGATCAGTAGTAGTAGCTCTATCTATGTACCTCTCAATTACGTTGTCACTCAAAAGAACGGCACTAACGAGTCTTTCAAGACATATTCGGAAGCATGGCATGCCAGTTTGCCAGGAAGTAGTGTTGTCCTTCCAGAAGATATGTCCGTTACTCCTATTAAGGACAACAAGTGCAGTAACGATGATTGTTACAGGACACAGAAGTTTGGTCTGCCTATGTGCGCGGACCATTGGGAAGAGTTCAGAACTACAGATCAGTACAAAGCTCTCTCTGTACCTGCCAAGGACGAGGATTACAGAGCCGGACGAATTTGTCTAAAAATCAATTACAATGATGGCACCAATGAAACCATATACCTTCTAAATATTGAAACGGCACGGAATGAAGTCAAGCGACTAAAGAAGGATAAGACCGTAGTAAGCACCAGCATTATCTCGGCGGACAATGCGCGGTCTCAGGTTGAGAAGGCAGATATTCTGTCTCGATACGGCATCCACTACCTTTGCATCACATACAAGGACGGCACTCGACAGAGTTCAACCTATGATACTTATGAACTCGCCAAAAGGCAGATGGACCATGTAACGGCATACAGTACCTATTCTTTGCCTGGGCTCGATGTTCCGAAAGACCAGCACGCGACGAGTGATAGTTGTTCTTGTGTAGCCTGCAACCCCACCTTTGGTATCACTCCGGCAGAGAATTGCATCCGTAACTCTTGCACCTGTAGGTATTGTGATCCTGATACAACGGCACCAATTCTTATGTGCAAGGTAACTGGTAAGCCCGCGCGGATGTATGTCTCTGTTGAACTACCGGTGCTAGAAACATACAAAGACGCAAACATTGGTAGTCTTATTAGAGCAGTAATCAGTGGTGAACTTACTGAGAGGCAGTACTATAAGTTAGCAAAGAAGCACTTTGACGGAGACAAGAGTCAAGCGCGTTTTGTTCTGAGTTCAGCACTAAACGACCATCATCAAAAAATTGCAGAAGCGCTTATTTCTCCGGCACCACAATTCAAGATCGGAGATTGGGTTACTCCTACTCAGACCATTCCCTCTCGCAGTAAGCCAAACGCAACAAGTAGTATGGTTGTCGGTCCTGGTTATCACATCAAGGTGACGGAGGTTGGAAAGGATTGGGTCAAGGGCACCAAGTACTTTTATGACACAGTTTGCTTGGAGCTTGTCAAAGCGGCACCAAAGGCAATCTCCGCACCCAAATTCTCTATTGGAGACAAAGTAGAAGCCAACCGAGGAGTAGTAACTCTACGTAGTTGTGATACTCATGGAGAGCGACAGCGCGAGGTTATGCTCGGAACGACATTTGAGGTCAAGGCACTTTCGCGCGGAGGAAATTGGTTCACACCAACTCCTACTGGTGACTCTGTGTGGTACTTCTCTGCACACTTCGACAAGGTAAAGCCGGAGCCAGCAAACAATTTTGAAATGACTCGCGGATTGCCTTGACGGCACTAGAAGCTTGTGATACGTTGGAACCAACACTACGAGACAAGGAGAGACATGGGCGCGCTAAGATTGACACCCTGCATCTGGCAGGGAGGTCCTCAAGATGGCCAGGTGTTCGCTACTGGCCGCGAGATTCCAAGCACGACGTACACGTTTAAGCAGGAGGTTAAATACCTCTATGTACCTCTCCTGGGCACTAACGGCGCTTCTGTAAAGAACAGTGAAGGTTACACCATCTACACGTGCGTTGCCTGGCATGACACACTTTCGGGGATCAAGTCTGAGTTTTGGCTTGACACGGCAGACGAGACAGAGTAATCTACACCACATGACACTAACAAAGGAGACAGTATGACCAAGTTTTATCCAGGAGACCTAGTTTCATTTAAGAGATCTATCGACGGCGTTACTCTTACCGGCAACATCTATGGCAGCTTCAAGAAGTCACCTGACATTTATCGTATTGTTTACTGGGATGACAGCAAGGCCACTCACAGAGTTTGCAATAAGTACGCCGAGGATTTGACCTTTGTTGAGCATCATAGCGCGGTTAAGAGGCTTGTAGAGGCGGCAGAGAAGTCTAACGTAGCTTCCAACACTATCAAAGCTTCTGATGTTCTTAAGGTGTACGGTTTCGGCACTGGTGATAAGGTTCGCGTCAAGGATTCCCGGAGTAACGGTGTAATTGTTGGTTTTCGTCTGAGTGAGAACGGTGCTAACAACCAGATCCGCGTAGAATACCCCAACGGTAATACCTTCTGGTACTACCACTACGAGCTTGAGCATGTACCTACTCCTGCACCAGAGCCTAAGTTCAAGGTTGGTGACAAGGTAAAGATTACCGTATCGTTTTCGCACTACAGTGTTGCTCGTGGAGATACGGGTACTGTTATTCATCTTGTCGCTGACAAGAAGGACATTTACACTGTTCGGCTCGACAAGACCAGTATTCCACAGACTCTTGATTTAAATGGCCAATGGCTCAAGAAGGTAGAGATTACTGCACCTAAGTTCAAGGTTGAGAAGAAGACCCTCTCCGAGCTTGCAGAGGCGTTCTACGACTACACCAGCAAGAGGTACACCACTGCTGGTAGCCAGGGCTACGACCTAGCCTCTCTTGCTCAGCTTGTCAAGCGTCTTGCGGAGGAAGTGGAGGACAATGCCTGAGTACAAGTACACCTTCACTCGCCGCGACGAGATCAAGGCTCAGATCGACACTGGATCACTGAATTCCGATCCAGATCGTGACTGTGGTATTGACATCGACTACCTTGTAGGGTACCTTCAGGAACTAGAAGAGCGTGTTGAGACACTAGAGCGAGGAGCAAAGAGTGACTAAGATTACTCAGACCTACACGATGACCGTCACTGGTTCGGCACTAACGGCAGGAGATCTGCAGGAGTTCCTGGACGAGGTTGCCGATGGTGATGCTAAGATTGACATCTCAGTTGACCACGGAGACCAGCGTGAACCCTCTCAGACCACCATCACGGCAATCGTAGAGGCGAGAGCATGACTGACGGCTACGATGAGAACGACGACGCTGTAGATTATAATCCTTCCGCTGATGACGAGTGGTGCGAGCCTGTCACGGTATGGCTTACTTTTGTACCACGTGTCGGCGGAGGATGGGCTCTATCCGAATCATTCGACAATGAGCGGACAGCAGAGTATCATCAGCTTACCCGTGACGACCGTTGTGTAATCAGAGAGGTGGATGTATACCTATGAGCTTCAAAGTAGGCGACAAGGTTCGTGTAACTAATATCAATGGACAGACTGAATTTAATCCTAATAACACCACCACTATCGGACTAGTCGGCACAGTAGTAGAACATCGTCCATATAACACTCTGAACTACCGCGTCAAGGTCAATCATCCAGACAGTGGCGAACTAAACATCCTCTACACTGAGCACGAGCTTGAGTTGGCAGAGGATAAGCTTGATGAAATCATTGACACTCTCGGCAACGCTCTTGAAAGCGACGAGCCGCCAAGCCGCTATGCGCTAGGAGAGTACATTCTCCTTCTGGCTCAGTACGTCAAGGACAACCGATGACTGAATGGACTGGTGAGTACTACCCTATCAAGGCAGTGATTAACGGCGCCGTGGAGTTCCTTAAGCCTGACCATTTTACTGTGTTCAACGCAGAAGGTGGTAACGGATACTGGGACCTCGATAAGATCGATGTGGTCCACGGCCAGAAGGTCAAGATTGGCGACACTATCGGTTGGAAGAAGAAGACTTGGGCCTACATCTATGTAGTACTACGTAAGGCTGATGCTCGGTATATCAACACTTTCACGAACAAGGAAGATGCAGAGATTCACTATCCTAGCCGGAGTCAAAACTACGCCATTGTAGAAGTAGAAGTGGAGCTTCCTCGTGAGTGAATATCAAATTGGCGACGTGGTAGCTCTCAAGAACAACCGTCTCGTCCCTCGCTGGGTCATTGACCACATCGACAGCGAGTGGGATGCGGTGTCAGAGTTGGAAATCAACCAGAAGTTGCACGTAATCTCTCTTGACAGCCAGGCCAGAACGAGAGTAGTATCTGCCTGGAATGTAGAACTACTAGAGAGAGGCAATTGATGCTGATTTGGACCGTGCAGTCGAACGAAACGATTCTGGCCGTAGACTTGGGTATGTTTGACAACCTGGAGGCCGCTAACGAGTGTCGTGACTATTGGATCGATGTTGGCGAGTACGGCGAGGCTATCTATGTGTACATGGAGCGCATCCCTAGCACATTTACTCCTCCTGGGTGGGATGACTGATGAATGTCTACGTCGTAATCACCAGTGACGACTGGGGAGATGAAGTCCAAGGAGTCTACAAGTTCTGGCCTGCCGCAAGCGAGGCAGCATTCTGGTATCGCGACAATTGGAAGGTAGGCGCAGATTATCATGAGCTTGAAATCGAAGACCGATTCACTCCTCCCGGCAGGGACGCGAGTTAGAATTATCCAGCACGTAGCAACCGACTCTCAACTCGGCAAGACTGGAGTTATCCGGTACGCAGGAATAGCAGCAGAGGTCTACATTGTTGCTATGGATGGACAGAAAGACACTTTTAACCCGAAGAAGCCAAAGACAATGCTGTGGAACGCAGAGGACATCGAGGCCGTGTAATGAAGATCCTGGCAGTAGTAGCAGTTCTTCTGTTGCTTCTCTCTGCTTGCGAGCCAGAGAAGACTGCCAAGGTGAAACACCTCGATTTTGGTGATTCAGTTACACTTGGAGACTACAAAATCAAGGCAGCTAAGCCGATCCTGGACAAAGAGGCCAAGAAGGTCTCAATCCGCGTTACGATCACTAACAGAGCAGGTATGAAAGTAGAGATACGCCCGTTGACCGGTCTGTCTACCAGCAAGGGAAACGCGGTCCTGGTCGAGAGTCCTAACTCCATCCGTCTCGCCAAAGGTAAGACAACGACTGTCACCTACAAGTATCGAGTACAAGACATGAAGGGCATCGAGTTTAGGTTCAGACCGAACTACAATGATCCACAAGCGACGTTTGACTGATCGGCCTCCGTATGATAAGGTGTAGTTGATCACTGGAGGTCAAATGTCTCTAACACGTGTAGTAAGTAGTATCGGCGTACTTTTTCTCGTAGTCGGCGCAGTGGTACTTGTGCTGGCCATCCTGGGTGTCTGGGGATCTATCGCTTCAGCAGTAACTCTTCTCATCATCGGAGCGGTTGCGATCGTCGTTGCATGGATTCTCAGCAGAGCCGGAACAGATGGCACGCTATAGCTGGCGCTACTACGTCTCGGCCGCACTAAAGAACTTAATTAAGTTCCTCGATTTTCTTGTGCAGAAGTTGAAGAAGTAGTATATTAGTACTTGCAGCGAAGTTTTCTAGAACGTGCTTTGCTAGCTGTCAACAAGTAGTCAAGTCTAGCCGCGTAGTTTAATCATGGTTGTAACACAAAACGTCTGCCCACACGGCAGAAGATGGGGTGAAAGTCCCTCGCGACCATCATGACTTGAATGCAATCCTCTCGCAGGAGTACCTGTAGCAGTGCCCCACCTGTTCGCCCTCAGAAGCCAACCACGGTGGGGCATTTTGCTGAAAAAAAGTTCTGAAACCCCTTGACGGGAGCCAGAGAAAACAGTATAGTTAGTAGTAGTTGATCCCCGACCTGTGACGTAAAGCAGGGTAGATGTGAGACTAGGAAGTATCAGACCTTTCTAGTAGCCATGGAGTCTGACCAAGCGCTAGGATCGACTTTAATAACTCTCAAGACCGATGGCATTTTGAGAGGGTTGCAGTACAGGATCAAGTACCAGGAAACCAAGAGAAACACACAATACCTGTACATGGTAACAGCCTTCGGGCACCGCGTTAGACCCTGATAAGCGCTCCATGTGAGAAAGCGTCAGGGTCTTTCTGCGTCTTGACAGGCTTCTTCTCTAGGTGTAGGTTGGGACTACAACCACGAGAGAGGACAAGAACAGAATGCTTGATGGAGATTCACAGATTCAACACTTGAACGGCGTTCCCTGGTTCGAGGCCACAGTACCTCCTACCGTCCACGTTTGCGTGGTCCAGACTCAAGGATTCTCTGGTCTCCACCAGTACTTCAGATGCGCTTGCGGAGCCATCTCCGAGTACAGAGGTAGGACTCCTCTTCACTGGGATGAGAGAAACACTCGGGTCGCGGCGAAGAAACATCACTGGTGGAGCAGAAACCATTGACAGGCTCTTTCTGCGCTGATACTGTAAAGAAGAGAAACCACTACAGGAGGAGAGAAGTGACTTACAAGTACATGGAGATTCACCAAGCACACGAGTCGATGCGGAAGCTACTGCGTGATCTGGCAGAGACGCTGGACAGCACCAAGACAGAGAAGACACTGAGTGAGCGCGACGTATATGTCTGGCTCAACCAGCAAGCTAACACGATGGAACTACGAGACTTGAAGGAGCCACGATGAGAGAGAACTGGGAATGGATCAAGGAAGCAGTACGAGACATTGGAGGATTGTTCCTTCTGATTCTCATTGCTATTTCTAATGTCGTGTTCGGTGTAAACCTGGCAGTTTGGATCGGCACTGGAGACATCGGCAGCACACTACTGTGGGCGTTGCTGCTAATGTTCTACGGAGAGCGCATCTACAATCGTCTAACCCCTGCACGCGGGCTATCAAAGACTCTCACACTCAAGGAAGAGGCGGACCTTGCTCGGAGCTACTCGCGTATCACGGCGAACCATGATCCTCTGGTCTCCGCTAGCGCTGCACAGGCTGCTAACTATCTGGATTATGAGTACACCAGCACCATGTTGAGCCGCGAGCTAGAACGTGACCTTAATTCCGGCAAGTCAGTAGAACTAACGAAGGAGAACAACAATGGATGACGCAACTAAGCGTGATTTCGCACGAGATTTTATCAAGACACAGCTTGAGGATTTTGAGTTTCTATCTATCTGTGAGAACTATGAGTTGAATGATCTATTTGACGAATATGAGATTGACGACGACGAACGCGAAGAGATCTACGAGGCCATCCATACTCTGGTCCGCGACGCCAACGTTACTGTCTCTTGGGACAACGAATGATTAGCCGCAGGGCGTTCAATATTGGTCTCGGCATCCTAGGAACTATCTTCGTATTCATCTCCACTACTGCAGTTTTTACTCTTGCTGCTTACAATGATGGCCAGCCACTGTGGTATGGTCCGGCATCCGGTGCAATCATCACTGTTGGTCTTGGTATCCTGCTCGGGCTCTTGGTCGGATTAGCTAACCTGATCTGGTGGTTTGAGCAGAAGTACGTCAAGAGGCCGTTCTGATGACTAAAGATGAACTGATTAGACTATTGACTGAAGACCTATCTGACTTGCCAGGAGAAACAGTTATCATTCTATCAAAGGATGCAGAAGGCAACGGATTCTCTCCGCTTACAGAAGGGTATGTTGGTCTGTATGAGGCTACCAGTACATGGTCAGGAGACGCTTACATGACTGATGAGCAGCGAGAAGAAACTGGTGAGCCTGACGAATACTTTGCAGCGCCAGATACGGCAGTTGAAGCTATTGTCCTGTGGCCGGTGAACTGATGACACGCGGCTGGGACGAGTACGAAGACGACCTTGACGCTCTACTGTCTGACTACGAAGATGAGTTAGACGAGTCAGAGCAGCTAAAGGCTGAATTTGCCTGGCGCATGTCACCAGAGGGCAGAGCGGCAACCAGAGAAGGCAGCATCAACGAGATCGTAGAGATCCTTGAGCAGCAGGAGCGAGACTCCTACAACGCGGCAGTGAAAGATTCTCTCAGCCAGCTTGACGGCACTGAAGAGACTGCTGTAGAGTACGTTCTACGTAACAAGGCCAAAGAGATTGCTGACTACGCCAACGAACTGGAAGGACTGTGACTAACTACACACCTTCTATTGAAGAAATTCGAGATTGGGCTATCACTGGTGGCCCTTGGCAAGGTCGATATAGAGATAACGTAGAAGAGGAAGTGGATCGCGGGCTCAAGGCCCTACAAGCCGATGCGTGGCGGAAAGGTAACAACACACATGAAGGTTGGCCTAACCCATATGAGGAGACAGAATGAGCGGATACGAAGTAGGTACTAAGGTAAAGGTCGTTGCTTGCCGCGAAGGTTACGATGATTGCACTGGTTCGACTGGTGTAGTGATCGAGGTTGAGCATAAGTACGAGTTTGACTACATGGTTCAGATGGATATAACAACATTACAACTACCTTTCTTCGCTGATGAATTAGAGAAGCTATGAGCGCGCCTGAACTCACAGAAGCAGTTGATGTAGCTGCACGCGCCGTATACGCCAAACACGACGGCACTATCCCGTTCGACGACCTGCCTACGATCACTCAGTGGGGCGTCAAGCAGCAGGCTCTTGAGTGGATCTACCCAGTAGCACAGATGTTATTTGACCAAGGCAAGCGAGCTATGTTGACAGAACTACAAGATATTGACGCTATTGAGCAGTGGTACTTTGATGACGAGTAAACTCAAGCACTTCATCGTGTGGGCACTGGAGAGTCTATGCAACGTTATTGACACAGTAATTATGGCCCTACCTAAACCAATCAAGAATCGTATTCCTTGGGGTTGTCCTCTGGCCAACCTTTCGGCGGATCTGGATGAGAGTTGGGAAACCGGACACTGGAAGTCATCTGTTAAGATCGAAGGACGAGATGCCAGTACAAGATCTTGATAATATTGTAAATAATTTCATGATGGATTGGTGGAGTAGCAACCAGGACATTGAAGATTATCCCAGCTATGAGAGTTTCTGGACTGGCGAGTTCGAGAATGCCAAAGGTATTCTACTAACACTACACTTGATGGAGAAGCCGTGAGCCAAGGTTGGGCCTACATTGACGAGGCCGGAGAAGTACTGCACACTTTCGAGTCAGATAACCGTCATGAGCGGACAGATTTTAACTCTCCCTACTTCTTCGGGCAGAGAGTTCCTGTTCCTGGCGCGGTTGATTGTATCGAACTAAAAGATGTAACCGATGAAGCATGGGAGCAGTACATGCATACCTTGATGGGACTAACACGATGATGTTCTGGACTGATAACAATGTAGCTCTCATTGAAACATATGACGTATTGTCTGACGATAGTAAACAGCCGGTGCGGTTTGTACGATGGTTGCATTATCGCGGAGTGAACGATTTGTGGACATGGCAACACAACTCCTCTCGCTCATACGCTTCATATGCTTATCCTGAGCTAGAAGACTCTGAATACATTACAACTGGTGAAATCAGCCGCTACTACGCGAACCAACCTATCAAAATCATCGCAACCATCCTACCCGAACTAATGATTCCCAAAGGAGAAGAGGCCAAGTATGAAAATAACCGATAACCGTAGCTCTGTACCGTTTAAGATAGGTCAAACAGTCCAGGCTTATGTAAGAAACATCTTCTGACCTCTTGACGTAATGTCGGCACTCGTGATACGTTTGATCTAACAGCAAGCCGCATCTTTGGATAGGTCAGGGTTTTCTAGGCCTACGACAGCAAGTTCGATTCTTGCATGCGGTGCAAAACAACTATCAAAAAGGAGAGAGATGGCAAAGTTGACAAAGGCAGCGGCGATCAAGCAGCTACAGAATGTGGCACTGTTGCATTTCGGCGATCCCGAGTTTGCACACTCATACGCGGACAGTATTCTGCTACAGGTTGTACCTGAAGAGGTCCGTGCGGCATACCAGGCTGTTGTAGACGCTTGTGATTGGTGGGCCTGATGGGTAAGAAGGCAGAAGATATCCTTGCAGACCTTAAGAAGGTGCGATACAACATTGGACACGAGCTAGCTATTGCAGAGGAGTCTGCTCGTATTAATGACGAAAATAATCGCAATAGGTTGGCCGCGTATAATGCCGGACAAGAATCAGGTTTTAACACAACTCTTGAACTACTAGACGACTTGATTGGAGATTGGGACAATGAGTAACTATACTTGCTTTGAGTGCGACAATGACCTTGTTTATGTGCCTACCAAAGGTCACCTTCCGGTATCCGAGATTACTCTTGACAAGGTACGCGAGTACGCGCTAGCGTTAGCTAATCAGCAGCGACCTGAAGTTGCCGTCATCGGAGAAGACCTACTAGAACTACTGGAGGAGAACTAATGACTTTTGAACTACCTAGTGTCAACGATCAGTTGTACGATCTCGGCACCGATATGGAAAACACACTTGACCGTGTATCTAGGCTTGAGCGCGAGGTAGAGAAGTTGAAGAAGCCACTGTTCATCGTTAACGCGAGCGGTGTTCAGATTAAGCCAGCAAACGAGGTAAAGGATCGCACCTTCTCTATTCCTACTCTTTCTTACACTACTGGACCAGTTATTAAGGCAGGAGATAGAGTTAAGGTCGCAGGAGATGTTACCAACAAGTGGCGCGTAGTATACAGTACTGATGCTTTTCTCTCTTCCGGCAAAGATATCACTGACATCTACACCAAGGAAGAGTTTGAGAAGAATAGTGCTCTTGTACAGGTACACATTGATGATTACAACCAGGTTGGTACCCATACTGGTCTGGATCGTGTTCTTGAACGTTGGCTGCCAAATACTGATTACGCCGAATTGACCGAAGAGGCAGTGACGGCGCTCGGAGAGTTCAAGCCAGTAGAACTACCTGACTATGACTCTTACGTACAGATCGCGGGAGATATTCCTCTCGGAGACTTCTTTAACTATAAGATTAGCCGTCATCCCGGTAGTGTTGGCGTCAGTGGCCTGTTTGTCTCTAACAACCCCGAACCAGAGTACCTCGCAGGCTTCAAGCCAATCGATCGTCCTATCAAGGTAGGAGATTGTGTACGCTGGGGTGAACACGCAGTATATACTGTTACTGACGTATCAGGCGGGTATGCTGAAGGGTACGTTCGGTCTAATGGCGACACTGACGGAATTGCTGTGACTGCTCTTACCCATGTAGCTAAGGAAGATTCTAAGTACAACGACCATTTGGATATTGTTTTAGGCCAAGATGACATTGAGCCCAAGACAGTAGACCGCGCCAAGGTACAGGAACTGGTGCAGCAAATTACTGACCGCGCCATGAAGTATGATCAGAGTAACGAGGACAACCCGTCCCGGCACGAGGTCAACGCGGCACAGATCTCCGGTGAAGCTGACGGATTGTTCTTGGCCGCAGCTTGGCTCAAGAATCTACTTGACGACACCAAGTAACAGTGCTACTGTTCAGGTAACTACTACAGGAGGAGACAAGATGAGCTTTATTGGAGAAGTCGCGGACAAGAGTTGCTTCGCGTGGGAGCGTCACTCTGCTGATGACGAGTTCGACACAGAGTACACACTTGCTGGCTTCAGTTTCGAGATGGACGAAAAGGATCTAACTCTGTACAAGAGCGGGAATGGGTATTTCGCTTCGATCTACACTGGCTTCCTGCCTTCTTCAGTAGTAGCTTCTGTCATTGATACTCTTGTTAAGAACTACCGAGAAGAAGTGGCCTGACATGGGTTGGCAGATTGGATACCATAACGGTCGAGACATCGGCTATGGTGTTCCCGCAGAATGTGACCATCCTGGTTGTCAGGTACAGATTGATCGCGGACTAGGATACGTCTGTGGTTCCAAGCCGTATGGTGGAGAACATGGTTGTGGTCTGTTCTTTTGTGAACTACATCTTCAGTTTGGCTCTTGGCATTCAATCACTGGTGAGCCGGTTGATTGGGATGATGAGGATACATACACTCTAGACGATAACAATGATATGGTGTACGCTGAAGTATGTGAAAGATGTGCGAAGGGTGAAGCACCGCTTCCGGGCAAGCCTGATATCCAGGAATGGATTGATTGGAAACTGACGGATGATTCGTGGGCACAATGGCGCGCAGAACATCCAGCACTCGTACGAGTATATAAGGAGACAAGTCATGGATGACGGAATTAAGGCACAGTACTGGGACAAAGAATATGACGAGCTATCTGATGAAGGTTTGGATGTTCGTTACGAAGTGTTCGAAGACGCCGTTAAAACTGCCTGGGTAGAGTTCTTTCTATCTCTTGAGCCAGTAGCAAAGCGCTGGGATATCGACACCAACTATATTCACGATAGCTTGCGCAAAGATAGCGTCGGCGATGCGCTGGATGAATATGTTCGCAAGTACGGATGGCCTGTATCATGAGCGGCTTTATCAAGAGCAAGATGACAGACAAGCAGATTGCCGAAGTAGAGCGCGTATTTAATTCTCTCCGCAACGACTACGGCATCCACATTGATCATTCGTACTACAGCCATAATATGATGGTAGACTACCTCGAAGAGACCCGAACTGGACGCGGCCAAGATATCTACTGGCTCTACATGGACGGTGACTACGCTATCGCTGGCAGCATCGATGTCTACGGCTACGGTTGGCTCAACATCGGCCGGATCGATTGGATTCACGGTGACTCCGACGAAGAGTGCGATTGTGTCCCTTGTACGAAGGACCGCCTTGATAACGGCTACTACGAAGAGAACTCAGAAGAATATAACCGCGCTATCGAGACAGTGAAGGCAGGTTTCTGATGCTTGATCCACAGAAGATCCAGAAGGGCGACTTTGTATCACTCAAGCTGGACAACGGGACCAAGGTAGAAGGTATTGTAGTTTCGGCGGACAAGTATGGATTCATCATTCCTCCATTCCATTTCGTCAATAGCTTAGTTTACAATACAACGCATTACTTTGGCACCTACGACGAACACCGCGTAACCATTACATCTATCGGTAGGTCTCATCCAACGGCGCTGAAGGAGGAACTGTGAGTTACAATGACGATCCGAGCATGTCTGACGAAGACTACGAGGACATGCGACACGAGGATACCTACGAGGCGATTGGGGAGGCTGAAGACCAGTTTGTCGCGGCTCTAGTTGAAATCGCCAAGGACTATCGTTGGAGCGCAGAGGAAATGTATCACTGGGTGAGTCACCGTAGTATCATTGCTAAGCTGGAGGATCGGTTATGAACAGCGATGACCTTCGCGCGGACAGTAAGTGGCTTTTGGTGAATTACGAGAAGGAGGCGCATAGACTACTATCGCTTGTCAATGACATCGAAGACTATGCGGCTAAGCACAATCAGAAGAACCATATAAGCCGACAGGTACTCAAACTGATTAAGGAGTGGCGTGATGAGTGATAGTATGGAGATTGACGAAGAAGAGTACAATGCACTTTGGGCAGCAGTCCGTAAGGTAGCCGTACTCGCACATAATCTACAGAACACAGACTATCGCGGCAATAAGCCAGTAGAGGTTGAGATTGGCGAGAAGCTACAGGAGATTGTTGAGGAAGTAGATGGCTGAGGTAAAGAAGATCCGTCTAATCGGCGGAAAGGTTGATCCTGAGTATCCTTGGGCGCGTATACTGAAGAAGCACATCGTAGATGGACACACTTGGCGCGCTCGGGAGCTTGGCGGTGTCGGAGGCTACGATAACATCTTCCACCATGCAACCTGGGCAGAGGCGCTGAAGAGAGCCAACTCTATGTCTTTGTCTCTCGCCGAAGAATACGAAGACGCGACATGGGACTGACCTACACAGAAGGAGAAGCGAATGAGCATTAATGCAAACGACTACAAGGATGTACTGAAGGCTTACTTCGGCATCGACGTACCCAAGATGGGTTGTGTCATGCTCAAGGTAGAGAAGCTCAAGACCGACTTCATCGTGCCTAAGGAGTGGGAGTACTACTCTGAGAATCCTGACTATCGCTACATCAAGGGAATCAATGCTGGAGACCATGTAACGCTGCTCTATGGCCTCCTCCGCAACGCCAACACTATCCGCGCAGCAGTGGACAAGGTACTGTCCGGCTGGGAGCCAGAAGCGCCAGTTCTGGAGAAGGTAGGATCTTTCCCTTCCTCCTACAAGGACGAGCCTAACTATGCTTGTATTGTCGGACATATCAAACTGACCGACAACATCATGGAAGCTCATGATCGTCTTTCCTTCCTGCCTCACATTGACACTCATCCTGGCTACAAGCCACATATCACACTGGGCTATGTCAAGAAGGAGAATGAGAAGGAAGCTATCTCTGCATTCGGACGCCGTTTTAACGGGACCAAGTTGAAGCCAGTGGGCCTTGACTATGGTAGAGCACCAGCATCTAATTAGTATACTTTGTAAGGATCTAAGGATTCCTGTATGATATTAGATATGATCCTGCCGGAAGGAAAGCCATGAGTAAGAGAACAACGAAGCCAAGAGCCATCCTAATCGTGCTCTACTTTGTAATCTTGATGACTATTTACTTTACGGTATCACATTTCAGCGGTTTCGGGAGCTTCGGATGAAACTTTTGTTCCATAATGTGGATGTAAGAGATAAGGTATAATACGATTATGAATAATGACATTGCTGAAGCTGTAGGAACCAAGTGGCTGTTCCGGTCGCTCATCGTTTTTATCATCCTCATCACTATCGTGGTAGTGGGCGGTATCATCCTGAGTAACCGTCAGATCAACTTCTACAAGCAGGACTGCGCTGCTGTAGGCGGCACGGTACTTGATACCGGCGCGGTCTCTATCTGCATTGACGAGGATGGTCGAGTTCTCACCAACGTAGAGCGTAGATTTTTCTGATCCAACCTATTGACTGTGCGCCCCTGGACCTGGTAGGTTTAGGGGTATCACTGTTTCACGGGAGGAGATCAGATGCAGATCAACTGGCCTTGGTCAAAGAAGATCGAGCCACGCTACTTGCCGGAAGGCATAGTGATTATTCGTTCCATTGCGGGGAAACTGTTTTGCCGTCTGGACGAGGCAGGAAAACTTCACTACTTAGGCACGAAATGGCCACCACCACTAAAAGAGGAGACAAAATGAGCTTTAAGCTAGGAAGCACAGTCAGGCTAAAGAAGCCACAGTATGGCAGTTGGCTCGTGGGAGTTGTTACTTCTTCTGGCGACAAATATACTGATGTTGTTGCGCTCGCTGATAACCGCAACAAGGAGTCAGTTTACGGATACCGCTATAGCTTCCCTACTGATTACTTTGTAATGGACGATTTAGCAGAAGATAAGGACCCAGCCGCTGAAGATCCAAGCCCTGACTACGAGAAGCTGGTTAGTGTCGTACGAGATCTTGCTGACGAGTCCAGCCGTCGCTTTATGATGAATGAGTCGGGTCGCCTAGAGCAGCTTGAAGACCGAGTGGAAAAGCTGGTAACGCGTGTAGTCAAGAGTCCAAATAATGATGATTACCTTGAGCTTGAGCGTCGTCTACAAGACGCCGAAGAGTTCATCAACACCTTGAAGGGAGCTATCAAGTGAAGAAGCTTATTGTAGCTGTAGTAGCTGTCCTTGTAGCGACTGGACTTGCTGCTTGTGACCCACCAAAGGCACCACCAGGCTCCAAGCCAGACGGAGGCAACGTTCTACCTCTCCAGGCCGCAAAGAAGAGTAAGAAGATCAAGCCGCCCAAGTTTGTCCTGGGTGAGCCTACCAGTCAAGTAACAGTCTGCGTATTCAAGTCTTCTAACTGTGGAGCCAAGAAGTGAGCCTGCCGAACGTCCCGGTCCTAGTGGAATGTGTACAGGCTAATGGCGAATCGCTCGATTATATCCGCGACCGTTGGCGCGTCAGGCAGGACTGTTGGGTTGCAGTGGGCGGAACTGAATTTTATACACTGGCTGAATTGGAAGTAAAGTATCATCGCGTCCGCCCGATCGGCTGGGGTTTCGAAGGCGATCATGCCTGAAGTTGAATTCACCAGTAAGATTACGGCTGAGTTGGTTGATTTTCTCGGAGGAGATGGACGGGTTTGCCAAGCGGCACGGGTTTCCACTTCTGGTGAACGTTCTCTACACAACAGCCACGAGATGACTGGGAAGAACGTAGGACTCATCAATTATTTGATGCGAGATCGTCACGGTGTTCCTTTTGAGCACTCCTACTTCACCTTCTACTTTCATGCGCCTATCTTCGTCATGCGCGAACTGGTCAAGCATCGTATAAGCAGTTATTCCGAGGAGTCAGCCAGATATCGCGAGATGAAGCCTCTTTTCTACGTGCCGGATGAGAATCGCAACCTCGTTCAGCAAGGGAAGCCAGGTGCATACACATTCGTAGCAGGTACCGATGCGCAGAAGTTCGTGGTGGACCACAGGATACGTTCGGCAGCACAGGCCGCGTACGGACACTACCAGGAGCTTCTCGACACTGGTATTGCTCGCGAAGTGGCACGATTGGTCCTTCCAGTCAATATCTACTCATCTGTCTATCTGACCATCAATGCGCGGTCCATGATGAACTTCATGTCTCTGCGTCGAAATGTAGTAGGAAGCACCTTTCCTTCCTACCCGCAACGAGAGATCGAGATCCTCGCTGAGCAGGCGGAACAGTATTTCCAAGAGAAGATGCCAGTTACTCATGCTGCCTTTGTCACTTCCGGCAGAGTCTCACCGTAGGTTATAATTGGTATCATGGCTACTACTGATGATAAGACGGTGAAGTTCGTTACGCGATTCGTAATCAGCGTACTTGTATTTGTCGTGCTCGTAGTGGTGCTCGGCTCCTGGGCCAGTATCAGACAGATGAATTTCTTCCGCGACGATTGTGTAGCCAAAGGTGGCCACGTGTCCGAGCAAGGTACAGTACCAATCTGTCTGGACAAGCATGGCCGCGTCCTGGATGTGCAACGTAGATTTAACTGATCAACCCCTTGTAGTAGCCTCAATCCTCTGGTAGGGTTGAGGTTATTGCTTTATGTGGAAGGGAACCATGGATCTAACTGACGAGAGCATTATCGAAGTGACGTTTCTCTACGAGAGCGGTCAGGTTGAGTACTACACTGTCACTGGTGCAGATTTCGCTGGCTTTCTTCTGGACGCGCACAGAGGCTCAGCAAAGCTATACGAGACAGAGACAGAGCGTGTCCTGATCAACCGACACAACGTAGTGAGAATGTCAATCAAGAGAATTCAAAACTAAGGAGGAGTTATGGCAGCAGTAACAGTTCCAGAACAAGAGACAATTTGTATCAACAACATGGGCGAGGACTTTGTTCGCATTTACAGTTGTGTTGCTAGGGATATCACAAAGCTGGAACGTCATCCGGGGGTAACAATCGTACGAGAGGGTCGTTATGGCCGCACTCGCTGGATTGAAGCAACTGTACCAATGGGGCAGTGGTCACCAACCAGTGGCGTCAAGCGTCAGACCAAGCGAGTTATGACAGAAGAGCAGCGTCTTGCTGCAGGAGAACGACTAAAGAAGGCACGTGAGGCACGATGACTAAGAGACTAAAGTTTGAACTGAACAAGGAGCTAATCAAGGAGCGTCTGGAGGAACTGTTCGAGACAGTGACCGATAAGCTTTCTGATTTCGGCATTGATATCTGGATTGAGGATGACGAGAAGACAGAGGCATTTGTTCCTGGCCATCTAGAGCACCTCCATGTCAATCTTAGCCGCGCGTGGACGAGTTCTTTTGGCCCTGCTAAGCCCAATTTTGATTTTAAGCATCTGTTTGACAAGAAGGCAGAATGAGTCCTTTCAGTGTCTTCCTGCTCTGTGTGCTCGGCTACGTCGTTGTCGGTCTCGGCTTCGTGTTCTACACTGGCCGCGTTCACGCCAAGAACGAGCGGTTTCTGAACAACCTTCTCCATGAGTATCAGGACTCTGGTCTACACTTTGATCAGGTCCGGAGCCACTTCGACCACGCCATGCTGTTCTTGTGGCCGTGGATGTTGGTTGTCGCAGTCGTGACCTACGTCAAGCTACGTCTGATTGAGCGTCCAGTACGGAAAGCTGCACGGCTCGCGCTCAAGGACTATATCGACGAAGCAGGCTCTGACAAGGTAGAACGTGCGTATCGGAAGAACTTTATCAGGTACGCCAAGAAGCAGATGAAACTACACGCGAAAAGGAGTCCAGCAGAATGGTCAAGAAAATCTTCACAGCGATCGGATTTGGAGTAACAGGCTTGTTCGGCATCTACGCAGGTATCAACATCGCTACCTACGTGGCAGATTGCATCAAGACAGATAAGATAGCGCAAAGGCTTGACAAGGCGCGGGCAAGAGCGTACGTTTAGACAGTAAGCTACATCACAGAGAAGGGAGTGCCGATGACTACCACACCACGTGTACATGTCTCGGTTGTCAAGGAGTCAATTGCTACTGGGTCGCCGTTGTCGGCACAAGATCGCAATGTGACACCAAGGGTTGAGATCAGTGTCAAGTTTGACTTTGGTGACGCTGACCATGCCCTTGCCGGGCTGGCCAAGGCATACGACGATGCGGCTGCTCAGATTGCGAGCACTCGCAATGCGTCTTTCTAAGAGACACCTCCTGTACTACATTATCAACGTAGTGGTAGCGAGCGCGGCATTCCTTGGGGCAGCAGCGATGGCCCTTGCCTTCTTCATTGATGACATGCAATACATCGGACTGATCCTGAACGTGTTCATCCTGGTTCTCCTGGGTACTACGAACACCGTTGCTGCCCTGCGACATAGACGCCTGAAGGAGACGCTTGACAAGGATGGCTTCTGAGTGTTGACAAGGAGAGATGCAAACGGTAGACTCACCGATATGCATTTGGCTTACTAACTAGAGGAGTATGAAAAATAATGACTGATCCCCGCATGGAAGAGATTGTGTACCGTGTTCGCGAGAACCATACACCAGGTATCACTGAGAAGATTATCAAGGGCTGCCTCACCTTCGGATTCAACCCGAACCAGGCGCTACTGAACCACGACAACAAGCTCGCGGCTGAGTTCCTTGCAGCTATGGCTGCCAGTGTAGAGGAGGAAGTTAATGAATGAATTCACAGTAGGAGAGAAGCTACGTATCTGGTTTGGAGTTGGTGTCAAGGAGGCAACCGTGGTCCGCTTCAAGGGCGGACGCTGGACTGTATCAGTAGACCTTGGTGGTCGTCACCCGTTTAACGCGGCTATGAGTCCGCGTCAGCTACAGGCTGCGATCGACAAGGTAGAAGAGTCATGAGCGCGCGAGACGATCTACTCGATACTATCGTTCGGTATGCTGATGACTACGCAAATCATGTAATCTATCGCGAGACTACCTTCCTTGACGTTGAGGCTGCACTAGCCAAGTATGTTCGAGAGGTCCACCGTCTCGGATACGAACGGGCTCGCCAAGACATGATCAGTGGAGCTTTCATTGGCGGGCCGACGTATGAAGCTTTACGTGACTCGTTCACCGGCAAGAAGATTGCTGAAGAAGCTGTTGACAAGGCATTCCGAGACGCTGGATACTGAGATGACCGGCTTTACCTCTATCGCCGCGCGAAGAGAACTTAACAAGCAGTACCTATCAGATATGATGGGTCTGACACCAGAAGAGATTGATGATCTGATCAAGAATGACAACGAACGGAGGAACCATGCTGAGTCAGAAGGCGCAGGAAGTAGTGAAGGCAAGCGAGCCCAATATTTATCAGGTAACTCTCGCTAAGTTTCTTGTCGAAAGACGTAGACAGGTAGACACCGTTCGTGATACGGTACTAGAAGAGATCGCGAACTACAAGAAGTAAAATTGTGGTCTATCCGTAGGTAAGAGGTACCCACCGGGTTTTACAGCAGAGCGCAACGGATGGTCCCAAGCCCGCCACAGCACAGACAGGAGAGAGATGAAGAGAATTCAGGTTAGGCATCTTCACGCGGATCATCTTAACCGTGTAGCTATTATCAACGACAACGCGTACAAAATTAAGGGCATCGAGCACCACCCTTCGTCCGGAACATGGCTAGAACTGGAAGAGCAGGGTTATGCGGATGGTTGGATGCGTTTTGGCGTTGGAGACACTCTCATCGAGTTCAAGGAGGAAGAGTGAGAGTACTTGTCACCGGATCGCGCAACCTGAAGGACCGAGAGAAGGTCTACGGGGTTCTGAATACAGTATGGCAGCATAGAGGACAGCCTGATATCTTTGTAGGAGACTGTCCTACTGGTGCTGACAAGTACGCTCGTGACTACGCAGAGATGCATGGCATTGGATTGGTAGTCTTCAAGGCTGACTGGAACGCACACGGCAAGGCGGCAGGACCGAAGCGCAATCAAGAACTTGTAGACAGCGAGCCTGACCTTGTGCTAGCATTCCCACAAGGCGAGTCCAGAGGTACCAACGACTGTATCCGACGCGCCAAGAAGGCAGGACTCAACGTTCTAATCTATGAGACGGAGGAAGCATGACAGTAATCAATACGCCGGAAGAAGCGGACCTGTTGCCGATCGGTACTATTTTGCGAGTAGCTGGAGGTAACGCTGCAGTGAGAACTTCTGCTACAAACCCTGTCTACTATTGTGGCTGGTCATTTGCCGGGCATGAAGACGCAGGTGTTACTGGCTACTCGCTGGAACCTGACGACTTCCCCGCCATTGTAGTATGGACACCAGGGAGTGAAGATGAGTAAGCTATGGTCAGAACTCAAGGCAGAGATGCTAGCTAAGATGGATGCGAAGGAACGGGCTTGCCACGAAGCGCGAGTCCAGGAGTACAAGGAAGAGTACGAGCAGGAGATTCGTGAGTGGAAAGATCCAGTAAGCGGAGAGACTGTACTACAGCTACCAAAGGAGGAAGATGATGAGTGAAGAACTTAAGTTCGCCGCGTGTGATAACGACGGCAGCAAGACAGATTCATATCTTGAGGTTGTAGACAACTACGACAACACCAACTCAAATAAGCAGTACCAGGAGCTATACTTCTGGACCAAGGATGGCTGGGATTCAGTCGGCGTACCTCTGAACCGCGAACAGGTAGAAGAACTATATGATTACATCGGCACTTGGCTAACGGCTGGTGAAAGATGACTAACCTACAGTTAGGTACACGTGTACGGTACAAGAGGACTATCACACGCAAGAATAAATACTCAGCCGACAATCTCAAGTACGATAAAGAATGGGTTCCTACAAGTGAGTGGGAGCTTCAATGTTTCGGCAAGATCGCTCAGCCATGGCCTGCGTATTTCGGTGAAGGAATCATCACCGGCAAGCGAACTCTGGCTAACGGCAATGTGAATTACTTTGATACTGGCGCTAACTTCATCGCGAGGGAAGGGTTTGAAGCCTACATCGTCACCTTTGACCTACGTCGTAAGTCAGTGTATGTTCTACCTGAAGACCTTGAGGTTATTGAGCCGATTACTTTCGGCAAAGGTGGAGACTCATTGACTGAGCAGGAGAAGGAAGACCTACGCAAGTGGTTCCACAGTAAGCAGGAAGCGTAATGTACATAGTTAATCCGAAACCTTGTGCTGAAGTTACCAAAGTTCCACTAGGTTACCGCGTTGCCGTGAGTCCTGATGGATTCCAGTTTTACGTACAAACCTGGTGGCGACCTACTGAGAAGTCGGCAAACAAAACAGCAAAGAGATTGGTAGATGCTGCAAAGCGGCGCATTGAACGAGACAACAAAAAGACAAGAATCTATTAAGGAGATAAACATGACAGTAAACAAAGCACAGGTAGTATTCCCAGCACGAGCCATCATTGATGTTGATGAAGAGGGCAACCCAATTGCATTTGGGTTTCTAGTAGAGCGCAATAAGACTCCACTATATGTCGGCCCTCACGCACTAAACGAGGGGCCAATTAGTGAACTCATGCTTCAGGAACTTGTTTCCCGTCTACGTAATCTACAGCCAGAGGATTTCCCGGAAGCGTTGGGGCCTTGGTTTTCCTGAGGTGGGCGCTCTTCAAGTGTGTCATTAGCGGGGATAGAAGATGTGTTCATTGTTATGTTAGGAGGTGAAAAATGAATAGAATTACTTATGGAACAGCAGACGTAGCCAAGAAGAATTCTGGCAACCCTTACTGGGTAGTTGCATCCTTCAACGCGGATACAGTACACGATGCGTATCTCAAGGCTGCTGAATTCGTGCGAGGCGATGACAGCCTAGAGATTAAGTTCTGGGGCACTACAACTCGGGACGAAAGCAAGTCGCTGCCGAACGATTATTACAGCGGATAGCCACATGCTGAGACAGGGCACGGGAAGTATTGACTCTCTTCCCGTGTCTTGTTACAGTACTACTACTACACCAACTACTTAAGGAGACAACCATGGCAACGTACACCAGCTTTGAAGTTGTAGAGCGCCGCAAGGTGTATTCTCTTCCGAGCCCGACCAACGGCACCGAGGTTTCCAAGGTAATCTCAGCCATTGGGCAAGAGCTTGACACTCGCGGGCTCAAGTACTACGATGACACTATTCGCGTAGAAGCATGGGACGATGAGATTCGTTTCAGCTTCGATCTACCAGACAAGGACAACTAACATGGTTAACAAGAATGCTAAGAGCGGCGAGAAGCAGGCGCCAGGTAAGAATGCAGGACGTAAGCGCGTACTGGTACTGTCCCCGCGTGAGAGTAAGCCAACCACTCTGTCAGCACGGTTCAAGTGGGATGATGAATTGTGAAGAAGATTGTCATCGGTGCCATCGTAGGTATCGCGGCACTGTTCTTTACTGGCTGCGAGCCACAGCCGCGCAACGACCAGGCTTACCTCTGCTTCACCATGGACAAGGAAGATGCCAAGACAGCAGGTATCAGTTGTCCCGATAAGAACACTAACAAGACAGAGAAGAAGAATGACAACGGAGTCATCTGTTTCTTTGAGACCAAGGATTGCAAGAAGTAAGGAGGAAGTATGCCAGACAAACCACATGATTCATACATTCTACAGAGCCGCGTTGAGTGGTACTGCCAGCAGAACTGGCCAACTCTCGGCATCGAGAAGATGCAGTTGGTTCTGACACTGAAGGATCGCTACGGTACCGGCAATGACCGCTCTGCCATCGTCACATTCCATGACGGCACTCAGGTCCACCTGGATCTGACCAGTGACAACAAGGTAGCAGGACGCTACACCAACCGACGAGAAGGAGTACTAACTTCATGACCACTCCAGCCGACAATAACTACACAAACGATGCACGCGAAGGTAAGACCAACGCGGGACTCATCGAGATCAAGCAGGACAAGGGCACTCCTCCTGTCTACAACCGAGCCTACGCACGGTCAGTAGGATACTCAACACGAGGACGCGTCTGTCCTCCTTTTCACATCGAGCTAAAGACTACGTAATAACTCTAACATTGGGGCCGGATCTGTTGATCCGGTCCTTTTGTTTGTGCTAAGATAGTACTCTATGATGCAGAAACTGAATGGAAGTGAGAGACATGAAGAGATTCTATCTTGCCGCTGATGCGGACGGTAACGCACAAGGCTACAGCTTTGGCGAGACGCAATACATGCAAAACGTTGTCTCTGTACCATCCTCTGGCAGGAAGAAGCCGGTAGATCCAGATGATCCTAAGACGGCAATCGAAGCGACAGATCGATACCAGAACATCCGTGGTGTCACAGATATCAAAGGTCGTATCTTCGTAGTCACTGGCCGACCAGTTCTAACCATCGGACACATCAGCTACTTTCGTCAGGTGCGAGTGGTACCAGACGCAGAGATGCCTGGCTGTGTAATGATGGGGCCGCAAGGCTCAGCACTTGAGCAACTTGGACGAAAGGCTGCAGACCTTCCGGAAGAGAAACTGAAGAAGCTGATGGAGACTCACCTCAAGGCGAGTAACCTCCAGGGTGAGAGTGGTACCACCTGGTATGACCTGATGACTGATGCGCAGGGGCGGGCACACGAAGCAGCCACCCTGGCAGGGATCTCCGACTCACAGTGGAACCTTGTACAGTCAGCAGTAGTAGCACCGAGTTACACGGTCAGCAAGACTATCGTAGAGTTCACAGCACTAGGACTCATGACACGTCACCTGATCGGGACGGCAAACTATACAGAGAAGAATTATCGTACGCTTACAGCAATTTACAGAGCAGTCATGGGCGACTTGCATTGGCAGGACTGATATGACAGGGGCAAGAGAAATGCGGACATATACACAGACAGCAAGCGGGGCAACACTGGACGCGGCACTGGCCAACTCTAAGATGTTGGCCGCCTTCTACTCTCGCAAGCGCGAGCAGGATCTTACTCAGACCAAGTACTCTGTACTGGAAGTAGGAGTAGAGAGCGGTAAGTCGTTCACTCGGGTGGAAGCAACGTACAAAACATCTTGACGCGCGGTCAGACTAAGTGATAGAGTTTGAGATCACGACTACGAAGGAGGATGCATGGAAGATTTAGCGGCAGAAGTCAGGCGGCTGGAGCGCTGGCTGAAGAGTTCAGAACGCCGAGAAGCGGAACTGGGACGTCAGATTAACGAGCTGCATGCAGCCCAGCCAGACCATGAGTTTGAAGTTTTCGAAGATACAGATGGCCTCAAGAGCATCCGCATGAAGACCGCCAAGCAGATCCAGACCGAACGAGATGTACTCAAGGCTAAGCTGGAGAGAGTCGAAAGTGTCCTTAAGGCGTGGGAAGAGGATTGGACCTGCAACAGTACCATTCCATCTCTGCTTCACGACTTCCAGGCGGCACTCAGGGACACTGATGTCTGAAGAGCTAAAGTTTCTTGCATGGCTTTCACGAAATCCATGGACAAGGACATCTGACTCTGCTACAGTGGCAGTAGAGTACCTGAAGAAGGGACTAAAGACGGCATGATCACAGCTAGAATCACCAGTGAGTGGGAAGACGACGAAGGTAACATCAATCGTGATATCTACGAGCTTGAAGTTGATAGTTCTTATCAACCTGATGTTGCTCAGGACCTGATCAGGCGCGTTACGGAGGCCGTTAAGGAGGACCGTGCAGCAAGAATCGAACAGTTCGAATCAGAAGACACCGACGATTGAAGAACTACAGAACGCTGTGATACTGTTGTCGAAACAAGTACTCATCCTGGCCACCGGTCTGGAAGAAACAAAGAGAGCAATGGCGGGATTGGTTGGATACCTACAAGCAAAGGAGCAGGCAGATGGGCAAGTACGACAAGAAGACTAGCGGTCTAGTGATCTGGCTTGCCATCATTGCCGGGTTCGTTGTCTTTGCTGCCCTCTGGCTAGGGTCGCGTCTGATAGAGGCGTTGACTCGTGGATAAGTGTCCGCATGCTGATATCTGGTTTGACCGCGAGATCTGTCCGTGCGACGATACTATGCATTACAGGTGTAGCGAGTGCGGCACTGTAATCGATGACTGTCGACTAGAACAAAACAACAAGGAGGAAACTAAATGAGTTCAGTACCAGATTTTATGCCGATCCTGCTTTCCAAGGGAGCCCACGAGGGTCCTGAGAGCGGCGCATGCCTGATGGAAGCAGTGAGCTTCTTGACCGGTGAAGAGTGGAGTGACACCCCAGCGTGTGTTGACGAGGAACTTGCCTACGTTGGCCAGCAGGTCAACGACTACGTAGACGCAGAGCACCGTCAACTACTACTCAACTACGTCAACCGCTTCATCGGTACTGCCGGTCTACCAGTCAACTTGACTGACGCCATCATTGACCTCGATAATGTCTCTGATGACGACGAGATGATGAAGGCTTGGATCAAGATTCAGAACTACAACTTTCAGGTCGGGTGCTGGGTCAAGGATGTCATGTACAACGGTCTAAGCCAGGAAGACTATGACGAACTGATCAGCGCGAAGAGTAGTCTCTACCTTGTCGCGCTCGATGAGCTACTGAGTGCAATCGAGGCGGCAAACAATACCTATGCCATCCCAGTACAGCCACGTCAGTTGAAGCTGGTACAGGAGCTTCTGGTCTGATGGCGCGGTATACTGTAATTGAGAACGACGAACACTTTGCCAAGGTGACTGAAGAAGATGGTACATTTTCCGTATACATCATGGATGGCCCACCAGAGCAGACCAGAAATTTCTCCAAGGCCTCACGAGGGTTTTTGACTGAAGTTGATGCCGCTCAGTGGGCACACGAACAGATCACTACAGAGTGACATACTCGTTATAGTTGTCCAAAAGCGTGTCCGTTTTGGACAAAATGTTATAAGAACGAGACTAACTCACAGCATTTTCACAAACAGTTTTATATGCAGGTTGTGCATTTTTGAGATATCATGGAAAGTAATAACTATGATACGGAAGGATTGAGAACAGTGTCTATGTCTAAGTACTTCACAGTCAAAGGACTAGGAGTGACCTTGGCGAGCTTTGTCACTCTAGTCCTGCTGGATGTTATCCTCCTACTAACTCTGTACGTGTTCTACAAGGCAGATATTGCTCTTGTGTTCGTCGTGGCTGGCTATTTACTATCAACGCTGACAGTGGTAAACTTGGTCATTCTTGGCGTGATGGTTGTCAAGTTGAGAAAGCGTAACACTATTTGAACTAGATGAAGGAGGGGCAGCATGACAAAGCAGGTAGAAGGATGGAAGATCGGCAGCGCTTACCACACGGACAGTGAGGGGCGAGTAGTTGCCAGCGTTAGGAATCTAGGAATCCCGTCTGACGACTGGTGGCACGTAGAGTCTTTTGATCCGGCCACTGGATACAGCGTTGAAGACGACTGGTGTTACAGCTACAATGAAGCCGTCGAACTTGCCAACTTCTTCATCAATCGTGAGGCCAACCGTGTCGAGCGATGACCCTTTGTCTGAGAATGAGATCCAGACACTAGAAGAAGCGCTGGTAGACTTCATGCGTGTCCTGAACGATGCCGCGATCCATGAGACTAAGCCAAACATCAACGCTCTGCCTATCGAGGTAGAAGCCCTGGCCCTACAGAGTCTCATCGGTCTCCAGTGCTACGTCACTCTCCTGGCCCACGGATCGATCCATCCGTTCGAACATGTCCGGAAGGGTTCGACTTACGAGCAGGTAATGCGTCGGGTAAACCTTGCCAACCTGGCAGGTCAGGGTGTCACGATCGAGAACCACGAGATCCTAGAATTCGTCAAGAGCATGAACTACCTGTCCGCGATCGGTCTCCTCTATGAGGCGTTCCCCAAGGCCAAGTGATGCGGTTCAATCGCGAAGAGTGGTTGAACCAGGCCATTGATCTGATGGTTCCCGACTTCAAGGCCGCAGGACTCAAGCTACCTCGCAAGAAGATTCACATCAGTGTAGGTCCAACCCAAGCTCGCTACTACCACACAGCTACTGGCAACATTGGAGTGACCTGGCACGAGGCTGGGGACAAGGGCGTGCTACACATCTTCATCTCCCCTGTCTTGACTGATTCAGTAGAAGTACTGGCTACCATCTGCCACGAGTTGATCCATTGTTGCTTCCCACCTGACACGAACCACAAGAAGCCGTTTGCACAGGCATGCAAGGCGTTGGGCTTGGTACCACCCTGGTACGCTACAGCACCGTCTGAAGAGCTTGAGCGGCGCTACGTAGACGTGTTCCTCCCTGTCCTAGGTGAGTACCAGCAGCCCAAGTTCGACACGTCTACCTCTCCGCAACCTGGCAGCCGCCTGCTCAAGGCTAGCTGTGCTCAGTGCGGGTACATCATTCGCCTGACCCAGAAGTGGGTTGGACTTGGTTTGCCGTGGTGTGGATTTTGTGATAACGTTCGCTTGGAGCTAGAAGTGAAGCCCGAAGCAGTATAATAGTACTAACAAAGTTACTAAACTAACTAAACCACAAGGTGAAATATGTAGTTTAACACCTTCCTATCGATAGGAGATGTTCATGACCGTAAAGGTAAATAACAAGGGTACGAGTTTTGTTCGAGTGCGACTCTACGGAATCGGCGTTGACGCGATTGACGCTTTCCGTCTGGATGCCACTCTCTATGAGGAACACAACACGGCAAAGAACGCCAGTGACCTCTCGTACGGTACAGATGTATATTCAGTACTACTCGACATTCCTATCAACACTGTCCAGAAGCACATCGACAACAAGACCATTGCTGTCAGCAAGAAGTTTGACAAGGCGCTGGCGGTTCAGTCATGAATGGCGAGCCACGAGAGCCTGACGCGCCAGGTGAGCTTCTAGCCTGTTGCAGAGCAGGTCACGATATTCCTCCTGCCGTTCTCTTCGGCACAGAGTGCTTGGTCATGTGTAAGACATGTGACAAGGTGTTCTACCAAGTATCAGTCGCCATCGGTTTTAATCCTAGCGGTTGGGAAGATGACTCGTACCTCAGCTAAAGACCTTCTTACCAAGAAGCCACGTGCCAAGCGGGAGCCAGACCTCCGCTCCCGTATTGGTGCGCTGTCTAAGGAAGAGTTGGCAGCTAACAAGTGGTACAAGGACAACAGTAAACTCAAGGCTTGGGTACACGTCTATGAGGATGATGCTCTCCTGACCACTGTGAAGCTGACTAAGACCCAGCGTCTTGATTACGTCATTGAGATGTTGACCAGTTCCGGCAAAGAGATCGTTGAGTACAACCCTGTCCTCCTCTGGTCTGTCCGCGTCATGAACGAGGACACAGAACAGATCTGGGTATACCATCACCAGGAGTCCTGGGAAGAAACCTGCTGCAATAGCAAGTGTTACCGACCTGATACTAATCCGGTAACGATTAAATAAAGTCACGTAAAAGCGTAGTTTCCTTAACCGATTCAGTTGTACAATTAGTGTACGTAAACAAGCAAAGGAAACTCACAATATGCCTAAAACATCAGAGCGTTATCATCTCGACCCAGCAGTACACGCGCCTCGCGTAGGAGACATTGTTCTCCTCTCGCAGTACAAGATTCAATGGCACGTTAAGCATAATCTATACGGCCAACTTTACCTCCGCTCCGTCGTCGGTGGCAGGTTCGCAGAGGTAGTGTCCAGTCGGGTAACACAGATTTGGCGTGATCCAAGCATCAAGCCAGTCCGCGACAACACTCTTGACTACGGTGATATCTACGAGGATGCTGATTATGACTGGTCTATTGAGGATGACGATGACGAGTCCTGAATATTACCTCATCATGCTAACCGGCGACGGTGAAGAATTCGGTACAGCAGTTGTCTGCGATAAGGTTGACTATCTCCCCAGCGGTGCGGTAGAGTTTGTAGACAAAGAAGGCTTCACAGCAATGCACCTGTCACCAGGACTAAAATATTGGTTCGAGCAGTTGACAGAAGAAGACTACGATGTTACTGTGAAGAGACTGGCTGAACAGAAGGACGCTGAGCCGGAAGAGGAGCCAGCAGGCAGCTTCAGAGAGCAGCTAGGACAGCAGAATATTGGCTGGTCCAACGTATAACAACTACTAAGGAGGAGAACATGAACGACTACTTTGGTGAGTACCGTCAGCAAATGTTGAATGTATTTGAGACATACGGATATACTGTGCCTGACCACTACACTGAGGATCAGCTTGACGGTACCGATCAGGACTTGGTTGAGACCGAGAAGCGTTTCCTCGACTATGAGGTTGGCCTATTATATGCAGAGAATGATTGTGCCTGAGATTCAGGTTGGCTCACGTCGTATTGTTGTCGTTGACGGAGTGTACGAGGATGCCCGTGCCAACATTATCGGCAGCGAGATCCACGCAATCGTAGAGACATTCATGCAGGCTTGCTACGACAACAAGGCGACTGACATCAAGTCGTTGACTCTCACCTACGGTGCGCGTCCAGATGATGATTTGTGGCCAGAAGGCTACACGCAGGTACAGATCACAGGTATCGTAGAAATGCCGGTAGTTCCAGATGCATGATTACTCCAAGGCAGACCTAACTGCGTGCTATCTCCTTGATACAGATCAGGACGTAGACGTTGAGCCGTACTTGGAGAAGTTCAAGAAGTCTTTCGGACATCTATTACTCGCAGACGATGTCCTGGCTGAGTCAGGATATGACTTCACGCTCGGTGCACGCTACTACAAGCTAACAGGAAAGATTAAGAATGGCGAATAAACCAGGAGCCTACGGAAGAGTTGGGGAAAACGGTGTTCTTGCCTATCTACGCCAGCACCTGTGGCCAGCAGCAGAACGGCGTAGACTCATGGGTACTGCCGACAAAGGAGACATTAACCCTGGTGGCTACCCTGTTCCTTCTGTCGTGGTAGAGGTTAAGAACGCCGCTAAGCTGGAATTCTCTGGGTGGCTGAAAGAGGCAGAAGAAGAGCGTATCAATGCGGGAGCAGAGATTGGCCTTGTCTGGGCTAAGAAGCGTGGTATCTCTGACGCTGGTAAGTGGTATGTCATGATGACTGGTGAGACTGCGGTTAAACTACTAAAGAAAGCAGGTTATGGTTATGGCGAATCAGAGTAACGCATCAGGCGGTATAGGCTTCTTTGGATTTCTCGCAGCCGTGTTGACGGCAGTGTTCATCGGCTTGAAGTTGGCTGGTGTTGGCGCGGTGGCAACTTGGTCTTGGTGGTCAGTAATCAGCCCGGCACTTATCTACTTCAGTCTTTGTTTTGCTGGTCTCGTTCTGGTTGGACTATTTGTAGGCATCGTATTCATTGCTGATCACATCCAGTCAGAGTGGGGCAACAGCAACAAGAAGTTCTACCGTAAGCACGGCGCAATTGACTGACTTGAAGACGTTCCTACTGTCAGTGGTGGGTAGTATACTGTTGTTTGTGATCGAAAAGATCTATGCACGTGGACCAGGAAGTAGAGGAAAGTATTGATGGACACAGTTCAACTAATTATCGTATGTATTACTATTTTTCTAGTAGCGCTTATCATTGGTGCCAACTTCGGGACTCGTAACCGATGAACAAGAGTATCGAGCTACTGCGCGAAGAGTTCTTGGACGCCAAGCGCGAGGTCAAGTTCGCGGAGAGTAACCTTGATGACGCCAAAAAGGCACTGTTCGCTGCCACAGAGGCTGCCGGTGACGAGTACGAGGTAGGCGAAGAAGTTATCCGTATCGTCCGTCCAGAGAAGAAGACTTGGGACTGGGACAAGGTACGTGCCAACGTAGGCGAACTACAGTTCAAGAAGATCTCTCGACTAGTTGTTGACGAGAATCTCTTGAATGAGGCCCTCGCGAGTGGGACAATTAAACCATCAGCCTTGAAGGGTTGTGTCACAGAGAAGCCTGGAACTGCATACGTGCGGATCTACAAGAAGAAGGAGGAGGAGGGCGACGAAGATTTCTAGAAGAGGTACAAGTATCCAAACAAGTCGCGATACCGCGCAATCAAATGGAACAAGCACAAGGAGAACACAATGACAGAAAACCTAAACCTCAAGAAGAAGGCTACGGCCAAGGACATCCTTACCCGTAAGCCCAAGAAGAAGGTAGACGGACCATACGTTGCCTTCATCCCCAAGGATGGCGAGCTAACCGTCCAGTTCCTTTCCGAGCCATTCGAGTGGCTCCCCTGCTTCCAGGTCTGGACCGGCTCAAACTATGTCACCCTGGAGCACGATGATGACGCATGGGACGAGATCGAGGAAGAGTATGGCAAGAAGCCATCTGTTCGCTTCCTAGCCCCAGCACTTGATCCAAAGGAGGCCAAGGTTATCGTAGTTCAGCTAACTTCTGGTCTCGCTAAGGATCTACTGGAGTTCGGTACCCGCAAGGATGCCGATATTACTTCCTTCACCTTTGAGCTTTACAAGACTGGTGAGGGCCTGGAGACTCGTTACAAGTTCGATTCAGAGCGCTCCGCTGTTGACATCGCTCGCTTCCAGGATCAGCTACCTGACCTTGAGGCAGTTCTAGATCGTCTCGTCAATCCTCCTTCCGAGGATGAGCTTGCTGACGATGCTATTGCTGACGATGCTCCAGCAAAGCCCAAGCTACGTCTGAAGAAGTGATTGACGTTGACTGATTTCAATCAGTTGTTTGAGGAGCTAGCCGATGCTATTGCCGACAAGGTAGTAGCTCGGCTGGCTTCCCAGCAGGGTACAGACTGGCCAGCAGTAGAGACCAAGGTGGTACCTGCTAAGCCAGAGGTAATCCATCCGCTGACTCCACTGGTAACTACAACTAACACAACCAACCCTCTCGTCATCTCAGACAAGACACCTTTCACGCGTACGATCGACAAGATTAACGCTGATAAGGTAGTCGAAGAGGTTGAAGAGGAAAAGGTAGTCGAGACGTTGCCAACGGGTGAAGGGGTGGCGCTGGCAGACAGCAAGGCTCCAGGGGATCGTATCGATGAGTTGACCAAGGTCAATATCCGTACACTCCGCCGCAAGGCTGCAGCAGTAGGTGTTGACAATGATAGCCACAACATCGATCACTACGAGAAGTATGAGAAGCCAGAACTAGTGATCCTCATCGTCAACTTCGAGATGCTCGTCGGCAAGACAGTTGATGAGTTGGCCGGTAACACACCAGCCAAGGCGGAGAAGGTAGATTCTGAGCCTGAAGAGGTTCCAGATGATACTGACTACAGCACTCCTGAGCCGGAAGATGATGATGACTCACCACCGCTAACCCGTGAGGGTGCGCGAGCACTGGACCTCGCTACCTTGAAGACCATTGCTATTGATGAAGATATTGAAGCTTCTAAGCTCACAGGTCTTGACGTAGAGGAAGTTGTCAAGCTACTCTTCGGTGAAGAGCCTGTAGAGGCAGCACCAGTAGCAGAGCCTGAAGTAACTGAGTCCGAAGAGGATGAGGAAGAAGAGGGTGGCTGGACCGAGGACGAGATTCGCGGTGCAAGCCGAGCTGAATTGCAAGGTATGATTGTGGAACTGAACAAGCAGCTTGACGATGACAGCCAGATCGAGTATAGTCGTAGTACGACTGACGAAGATCTAGCTCAGACCATTATTGACCTAGTCATCTAGGAAAGAAAGTTCCGAAAGAGGCTTGACAAGGCAGGAACCGAGACTGTAGGATAGTATCATCAGCTTGGGAAGTAACAAGAAAGATGTTGGCCCCGCACCTCGGTCTCACGGCCGAGAAGGGGTCTTGACAAAACAATAGAGTGTAGTAAGATAATGGCAGAGAACAATAAGTTCTCAATCATAAATGACTTCAATGATTCTCTAGCCATCTCCGTATGCCAGGTGGACAGGCACGAAGAAAATGAGCGCTACTAGAACCACCAGCCTGATACGTCTGAAACGACCAGGGGCGGGAGTAGCAACCGCGTTCGAATCGCGGACGGAGAACTGTAACTGATGGTGTCTGGCGGCATCAAGGCCACCTTAGCGGGTGGAAATAGCTAACACAAGAGAGAATATATGCTCTCGTTAGTTACTGTCGATCAATGCGCGGTAGCCAAGAGGTAAGGCACCAGGCTCATAACCTGAATATCGAGGGTTCGAATCCCTCCTGCGCGACTATTCTAGTGACACGAATGCTGGTTTTTCGTAGCACACTGTTAATGTGCCGTGTCGAGAGATACCGTAGGTTCGATCCCTACCACTAGAGCTTGTACAAGTAGCTCAAGATAGAGCCCGGAGGAGTACCGCGTCATTAAGATGTACGTATGGCCCAATGGAGATCTCGGGATAATATCCGAGCTTGTACTAAGTATTGAACGAGCTAGAGCGTTGTGCGCCCAGGGATCATCCTGGCCAGGAACGATCTAGCTCACCATAGCTGGGTTGGTCATGACCCCAGACATTCCCAATCAATGATAATGTGTTGGATGGCCGGACTGATCACCGGCAACATGCCCTTGTAACTTAGTGACAAAGTGCCGCTCTTGTAAAGCGGATACGGCGGTCTGATTCCGCACTGGGGCTCTTCCTTTCATTGGAAACCCGAAGGAGTGTAAACCTTCAACAGATGAATTAGCGGGGCACTGTAAAAGCCCCGCCAACATGGTCCATTGGAGTAGTGGTTATCTCGCTTGCCTTTCAAGCAAGAGAAGGTCAGTTCAATCCTGACATGGACTGCGTAGTAACAAGTATGGCTTTGTAGCTCAGCCGGTTAGAGCGCCACCCTGTCACGGTGGAGGCCGAGGGTTCGAGTCCCTTCAAGGTCGCGTAACAAATTAACACAAACATGGACGTGTACGTTAATGGTAAACTAGCTCCTTTACACGGAGCCAACGGGAGTCCGATTCTCTCCACGTCTACTACCCTTAAGAAAGCCGGACGCTTGTCAGTGAGCGTTGCTAACCGGTGTAGGTACTGTGTGAAAACAGGGAAGCTGCTAGTAGAATTAATTGCCCTACTAGAGATTGTGCTGAGAAGACCAGGGGCAGGCATAAGAATCACTGACATGGTTTTGCTGGTGGATTTCCAGAGGAAGGCCTACGAAGCCATCCTACACAGTTCAATTCTGTGCGGAACCGCAGGGGTATGGAATTACCTTGACAATGTACAAGTCAGAATTCCCGGAGACTGTCTACTCCGTCATAGGCATGGTGTCCTAGACAGGCGCTCGAAGGTAACTCAGTCTGGTTAGAGTGCTCGCCTGATACGCGAGTTGTCGAAGGTTCAAATCCTTCTCTTCGAACTCGAAGATTGCGCTGGTGGCGATTGTCTTTTACAATTGCATAGCAGTACGGGAATATCGTCCAATGGTAGGACGCCAGATTTGCATTCTGGCAATTAGAGTTCGACTCTCTATATTTCCACGAGCACCGTTAACATACGGTCATTGAAGGTTGGCTACCTGAGAACTCAAAACAGCCACGCGCTTCCATAGCTGAGATGGCATTAGCTCCTGACTCTTACTCAGGTGACGCAGGTTCGAGTCCTGCTGGGGGTACGTAGTAGTGTGAAGCATGGCTGCAATGCGGTTCGATCCCGCTGAGAAGGTAAAGGACCTAGCCTCGCGCAAGGCACTGGAGTTCGATTCTCCTAACACTACTCATGGTCTCTTAGCTTAATGGGAAAGCATCCGGTTGAAGCCCGGTGAGAAGTGGTTCGATTCCACTATTGACCACTGCACAGTTGAGCAGGAGGTGGGCTCATCTGACTGTTATTCGAACTGGATAACTGCTATAATATATGTATGGGTAAATATACAGAAGAGCAAATCATCGCAGCAGTAGCTGCCGGTAGATCTTTTAATGAATCACACACACTTTTAACGGGCAGTTGTTCTGGCAGTTCATACATGTGGTTTAAGCGCCGCGTATTCAAATTAGATTTAGACACAAGTCATTACGATCCACATTGGGCTAATAGAGATAACCGTTTGAGGACAAATTTAATTTCTTCGAGCGATATTTTAATGTTCAACCCAGACAGTACGAAGCGTGAACCGACACATAGGCTACGCAGAGCATTACGCGAGTTTGGCGTTGAGGACAAGTGTCACAATTGCGGAATCATCACTTGGCAGGATAAGCAAATTGTTTTAGAAGTTGAGCATATTGATGGTAACTGGCGCAACAATCTATTGGAAAATTTAACCCTATTGTGCCCAAATTGTCATTCGCAAACTTCTACATATGGGCACAAAAGCAAGAAGATTCCTAAGGCAAAAATAGTTAAACTCAAAATCCCACGCAGTTTATCTTGTGAGTGCGGGCAAGTTAAGAGCCATAGAGCATCTACATGCATGGAGTGTCATCATCTCAAAAAGAGAAAAATTGTCTGGCCTTCACGACAAGAACTCATTGACAGATTGGCTAATAGCAACTATAGTAAGTTAGCAAGAGAACTTGGTGTATCGGACAACGCAATCCGTAAACATCTACAGAGCAGTGAGTAATCGGCATTACAGCGGGTCTGTAAAACCCGTCTCTCCGGAGGTAGTGGGGTCGGCACCCACCGCTGCTACAATAGAATAGAATAGAACGATCTCTTTTGGTGTAACGGTAGCATTAGACACTCTGAATGTCTCGGTCGAGGTCCGAATCCTTGGAGGAGAGCTTCACAACTAAATAAGTACAACCTTTAGGCGGGAACACCTCCCGCTACAACGGAATGTGGGCCAGCGGCTAGGCCGCCTCATTTGGGGTGAGGACATCTTCGTGAGTTCGAGTCTCACCATTCCGACGGAGAGTCCTATGTCGCGACTAGTCAACTCCATAAATGTATAGAACGCGACCCGTTTTTAAGTGATGTGTTTCCGGGTTAATTAAAACACGCACTATATACCGCTAGTTCAATTGGTAGAATGCAGGTCTCCAAAACCTGAGGTTGTAGGTTCGAGCCCTACGCGGTGTGCGAGAGGGGAAACGTCGGTTCGATTCCGGCTATGAGATTTAAGTATCTCATGTAGACTAATTGGATGAAGTCGCCCTTCGTAATGTTCCTAGGGAAACTCCCTAGACACTTGACAGTGACGGTCCCTCACGGCGAGGCTAAGCCGATTTGCTCCATTAGTATAAAGGCAGTACGTAGCTCTCTCAAGGCTATGGCGACGGGTCAGTACCGTCATGGAGTACAGAGGCAGTAGGGATACGTAGCGGTCTGCTTAGTTAAAAAATCCCGTTTGGTTAGTTGGCAGAGTCCGGCTTATTGCATTAGTCTTGAAAACTAACGTCCCTGCGAAGGGACCGTGGGTTCAAATCCTACACTAACCGCCATACAATTGAATAGAACGAGGAAGATAAACCAGTCAGGGATTGGTCTGGCTTGCTAAGCCAAGGGTGGTTACGGCCATGGGAATCATGCTCTCTGTCTTCCGCCCGTGTTGGTCGAGATCCGAAGTTCGGTTCAACTCGACTAGGATAGCAACCTCCAAGATTACTTGGGAACAGCTACATGGTGTACGAGCCGAATATTTGGTTAGTCGGACTGGGCTGTGATCCCAGGAGCAGATATGCTTGTGCGAGTTCGATCCTCGTCGTACACCCCATGCCCTTCTGGCCCAACTTGGCAGAGGCGTTGCGTTCAGGGCGCAAAGGTTATCAGTTCGAATCTGATGAGGGGCACGCAGAACTCAGAGTGTGAGGCAGGGTAACCAATCCCAAGCACACCCATCGCAAAAGGTGGGAAGTATCAGGTTCAAATCCTGATTGAGTTGATGCTGTGTGAGTATGGTGTTAATTGGCAGCACAACAGACTTCCACTCTGTTGGTCTCGGTTCGAACCCGTGTACTCGCTCCAAGGGCTAGTAGGAGAATTGGTATATCCACCTGGCTCAAATCCAGGATTCTGCGGGTTCAAGTCCCGCCTGGCCTACAAATGAACACGGCGTGGTTGTAGCTGGTTGCTGCCTCTCCTCTGCAAAAGGAGATGATAAGGGTTCTTACGTATCGGGAAACTAAATGGAGGGAACAATGCCTTATAAAAATATCGAAGAGCAAAGAGAATATGACAAACGTTGGCGAGCAGAGCGGCGTACTCAGTGGATCAACGAACAAGGAGGAAAATGTGTTGACTGCGATAGTACAGAGCAATTAGAAATTGATCATGTGGATTACAAGCTTAAGGCATGTAATGTTGCAACATTATGGTCGCGTAAGAAGGATATCCGTGACAAAGAATTGGTCAAATGCGTAGTGCGTTGTAACGCTTGTCATATGCTAAAGACGATAGAAGAAAATAAAGAAAAATATACGATATATCACGATTGTGGCACATACGCGAAGTATAAGCGTGGATGCAAGTGTCAAGATTGTAAATCTGCCAACAACGAATATCAACGCATCAATAGGCGACCCAGAAGAAAATCTGTATAGCCTCTAAGCTTTCACTCATGGTATTTGAGCGACGAGGTTTCTACCCTTGTTCGCGATAGTTCGATTCTATCTGGAGGCGCTAAGGCGACAGTCGCCTAGGGAAGCGTTCAGGACGCGACCCGTTGTAAAGAAGGAGACATAATGTCTACTACTATTGGTGCTCTGGAAAATGAGCTTGATCTGACTAAGAAAGAGCTATACAGAGTCATCGGAACGTACGACCTCGATGGTAAAGGTCAGTACAGAGAAGCTTATGAGGAATATCCGAGGTATCCTTCGTACCAGAAGGACAGGACAACAATTACCCCTCAAAGCGGTTCGTATGCGAGCTATAAATACACTAGCTTAGTGCAAACAGATCACTTTGCCAGCAAAATTGATGAGCGTATTGCCAAGTACAAGGAATACCTGTTCGATAATTTACAAGCTCTTAGTACTCTGACACATACTAATGGCACAGAAGAGGCCCGTAAATTTTTAGCTCATCGTACATCGGAACTCAACAAGTGGATCGACAATTGCAAGATTGATAAGTCATCTCTAGAATGGAACATTAGACGGCTTCAGTCTGATAAATCAGGCTTGGAAGAGAAGATTGCGTCACTTGAGATTGCGATCGATAGACTAAGATAATACTCGTAGTATAATAGAAAGGGTGGGCCTACAACGGGCTCACCCTTTCTGCTTTTAAGGAACACCATGGCTCTCACAGCAAAGCTTGACCTGGCTGTCACTCCTAATACTTTGACCGTAACCTCTGATAAAAGAGTAGTCTCTGTTGACGTAACAGTACTTGGCGAAACTGTCAACGCCAAGGGTAACTTCCCCGTGAAGATTACTGACTCGCGCACAGGTGTAGTCTGGACAGTGAAGTCCGACAATGGGCTGGTAGCTGTTTACACCGCCTCTGCGTGATGAATGACATGGACCAGTCAATCACAGTCACGGCCGCTGGTGAAACCTACACGTTGCTGATTCCATCAGTGCCAGCAGTGCCTACCTACGGTCCTCGCGTTATCTCTAACGTGTCCGAGCTAAACCCTCCTGCCCAGTTCAACTATGTCACCTGGCGTTGGGGTCTCACTACTCCTCTACAAGACGTTTTCAAGGTACTGGGTGCCAACGATGTCCTTGTACTCCCAGAGCGTCCTGAGCCATATCTTATTGACACCAGCAAGGGTTTTCGTTCCGGAGATGGCATCCACGACGTGGCCATGACACGTTGCAAGGCTGGCATCATCGGCATGGGTCCTGGTGCCGTCATTGACCTGGCTCCATCTTCATTCTCTCAAGGCCCGGCAGGTAATGCCGAAGGTAATCGCAACAAGGTCATCGAGTGTTGGACCGCTGGAGCTATCATTGCCAACTTCACCATGTATGGTCGTGACCTGGGTGGCTGTGCATTCGATGCTATCAAGGGTGCAGCAGCAGATATTCGTATGGAGAACCTTTACCTCAAGGGAGCGCACAGAGGCTTCTCTTCTGCTCCTCCTGGAGAATCTGGTGGACTGGTAAATCACGGAGCACCGCGTATGGCCATCCGTCGCTGTGAAGTAGACTGTCGAGACCGCGTGACCAACAAGTCTGTCGGTCCTTCTCCTGTCATGTTGAACGTTTCCAATGATTGTCTGATCGAGGACAGTTACTTCCATCACTGCAACATCGGTGCGCCGACTGCTTGGAAGCTGACCAACCTGACTACCCGCAACGTACGAAGCGAGTACAACTCCTCCGGCTTCAACCATGAACTGGTCCAAGGCACAGTCAACCACTCCGGTGCCACCTTCATCATTGACCGCGCAGGTCGTACCGCCAACGATGGTTCGCACATTTCCATCGGCACAAGCTTGGCCAGTGCTGTTTACAATATCGACATGAAGTACTATGATAAAGGGTATGAAGGTGACCCAGAGAAGTTCTTCGTTCAGCACATGACAGTGGACTACCAGCCATATGGCCAGAAGGACAGTGACATTCATATCACCAAGAATGGAACAGCAGTAGCGGTTCTGTTTGCAAAATAGCTTTGAGCTTATCCTGAGTTCAGTGGGGGCGCCGACCAAAGGAAAAGAATGAAAGCACGTATTTTAGGTATCCTGGCAGCGCTAGGATTGCTTTTGGGTATCGCTGTCGTAGCGACTGCTGATGTACCTAATCCAGATCCATGTGATCAATATGGAACGAACAGAGCTTACTTAGACTGTCGCCTGGATCGCATTGAAAAGAAGGTAGATGGCGATTACACAAACCCATCGCCGTCTCCTAGCCCAAGTGTCACACCAAGCCCGTCAGTTACTCCATCTGTAACTCCGAGCCCTTCCGTGACACCAACGCCAACTCCTACACCGACTACACCTAGCCCAACACCAACTCAGCCAGCAGGAGACTTCCCTAACGCTGATAATACTGGTGTCCCAACAGGTACTGTGCTGGCTAATTACACTGGATCAATGACGATCACAACGGCCAACACAGTAATCGACAAGAAGAAAATCACTGGCACCCTTGTTATCAAGGCCAAGGGCGTCATTATCAAGAACTCTCAATTGAATGGCAACATTGACCTGGACGCATCTCCTGGTGCATACAAGGTTACGGTAGAGGACTCGACACTCAATGGCGGAACATCACAGGCGCCAGTCATTGGTTACGGCGACATCACTATGCGTCGCACTGAGGTAATTGGATCAAGAGTTTCTGTTCTCTGTGGCTCCAACTGTGACATTCAGGACTCGTGGCTACATGCTCAGTACCTCAAGCCTGGTACTGATTGGCACGTAAACGGCTACGTATCTAATGGCGGTTCTAATGTTTTGGTTAAGCATAATACGATCGCTTGCGATACACCCAACAATTCTAACGGTGGAGGTTGCACAGGTCCAGCAGCTAGCTTTGGCGATTTCAGCCAATTAGACAATATCGTCTATGAGAATAACCTGCTCAAGGCCAGTCCTGGTAGCTACTGTCTCTATGCAGGCCACGAGCCTAGCAAGCCATACCCAAACCCTCGTGGCGTCAAGGTCACTGGTAACGTGTTCGAACGTGGTAGCAACAACAAGTGTGCATTTTACGGTCCAGCAACCAGCTTCTTGCCTGGCAGCGGTACTTACCCAACCGGTCATCCAAAGGCAGGCCAGGCTTGGTCCAACGTCTGGTCAGGAAACGTTTGGGACAATGGTGGCGTAGTAGCACAACCATAAGGTACAATTAAGTAGAATCGATTCTATTTACCCAAGAACAAAGGAATTCCAATATGGCAAAGTATACCGACGCCGCAGGCGCAAACCTCACCAAGACTGAGGTTACAGCACTAACAACTCAGACAACACCCCTCCGCGTATTCAGCGGCAAGGTGTACCAGAAGTTCACCCCTCGTGGTGCAGCTTATGAGAGTGGCACTCGTCTCGTCTACGGACCAGGCAGCGTTCTATCACAGGCTGACTTCGACGGTCTCTTCGCAACCGCAACCGTGACCAGCGTAACCCCAAGCACAGGTCTTCCTGCTGCTGGTGGTACCGTTGTAACCATCGTTGGAACTTCGCTCGGTGGCGTAGAATCTGTGACTTTCGGCGGAACCGCCGGAACTGCTCTAACCTATGTATCTGACACCTCGATCAAGGTAACCACTCCTGCTAAGACAGCAGGCGTAGTAGCCGTAGTCGTAGTTGACGATTCAGGCTCAGTCGCAGCAGGTAACGTTACATTCGTCTGATCTATCCATAGAACGACCCTGCCCACTTCCATGGGGCAGGGTTTTTCTTTGCCCTGTTCCTTGACATGGCCGTCTCAGGTCGGTATGGTTCAGATATAGAAGTTAACTCACGAACAAGAGGAAGGAGTGTGGTAGCCATGGAGGCCACTCTACAAGGCAACAAAGGTTGGGCTCTCTAACAAGGAGAAGACCATCCTGGAGCGCGCTAAGAAGCTTGCAGCTACCTCCACGTGTCGCATCAAGCATGCGTGCATCATCGTGAAGGGCAACAGCTACCTTGCAGTATCTACCAACAAGTTCCGCAATGATCCGTTCATCATGTCAGATCCGAACAAGGATGCCAGCTTTCATGCAGAGATTGCTGCCTTGAAGAAGATCAAGGGAGACATGACTGGGGCGGTCGCTTACATCGCTCGGGTCAATAATCTGGGAGTCCCGCGTATGTCTCGACCGTGTGAACGCTGTATGATAGCATTGAGAGAAGCTCGGATATCTAAAATTATTTATACGGTAGAGCACTACGAGTACTTGGAGAATAACCATAAGGAACGTATTTAACTACAATGTAATACTGGGGGCAGTATTCATACCAAGGAGGAAAATCATATGAATGACGAATTTGATCTGGACGTAGAGGGCCGTGTTATCGAGGAGATTGAAGAAATGATTCTCGACTTCTATCACGACGAGACCAGGATTCAAGAGATCCTTCACAATCTCGATGTCCCAATCAACGGGGCAACCACCAAACGCGTACAGAAGACAATCCAGCATGCGCTGGATGAGGTCAGGAATACACTGTGACCGAGCCGACTCGTGAAGAGCTTGATGCTTTCTGGGAGTCAGACGTGTGCCGGTCAGTGTTCCCACCAAACTACAACGACTTAGATACAGCAGAAGGCTGGTATCCAGAACTAGAAGGAGAAGATGAGAGTGGCGACACTTGAAGAGAAGCACGTTGAACAGGCACGTTCCAAGGAGCTTGAGGCAGCAGTAGCTGACGAGTTCGAAGAGGGAACTGTCATCAAGTACTACAAGCAGTTTGAAGAAGATGGGCAGTTGTTCACCTACACCGCCCTGAAGATTGGCAAGGCCAAGTGGTTCACAGACGGCAGTTACTTTACATGGCGGACACTTCTGTATAAGATTGATCAGGATAACATCTATGATCTAACAGAGTCACCCGATCTTGTACAGGTAGCCACGGAGTGGGAACCACTAATCTAACTAAAAGAGGGAGGTAGAATGGCAATCTTGTTGCCGGATGGTTACAAGCCATTCAAGAGTAATTTCGGTCACGCTCACGCACATAGCAATAATTCTGTGCAAGATGGTATGAACACCGTAGATTCTATGGTAGAACGTGCTGCTCGGTATGGGCAGCCATTCATGTGTCTAACAGATCATGGGGTTCTCTCCGGTGCCGTGCAGCTTTACACGTCTGCCAAGAAGCATGGAATCAAGCCAGGTGTAGGTATCGAGGCTTACATCATCGATCCGGCTTTTGACCTGTCCAATATAGACTCTGATGAAGCTAAGAGTGCCGAGAGGTATCACCTAGGAATCATTGCTCTCGATCTGAAGGGTTACCAGGGTCTGGTGGGTCTTTCTACTCTCTCTTACACCCGTCCTCGCTACCACAAGTTCCCGCGCCTGCTTGTAGACGATCTACTGGAGTTCGGCAAGGAGTACGGGCAGCACATCGCAGTAACAACCGGCTGTGTATTCGGCTTCGTAGAGAAGCAACTGACCGACAATGGTCTTGAAGCTGCTGTCCGCGCGACCAGAGTGCTACAGCAGATGACACCTAACCTGTACGTAGAGATTCAAAAGCACAATATCCCTGATGGTGTCAATGAGATGCCAGAGGCTCAAGTCATTGATTCTATGCTGCAGGTTGCAGACCAGCTATCGCTTCCGATCATCGCCACTGCTGATTGCCATTACCTGGATCAGTCTACACAAGAGTCTCACACGCTGATGAAGCGCATGCTCTACAATGACGCGGAGGGCAAGGAGTCTGGCTTCCCTGGCGACACATACCACCTCGCTTCGGCTGGATGGATGAAGGAGAAGTGGGAGCCTGCTATCTGGGAACGGTTCGAGGAGTCGTACTCAGACTTGCTCGGAAAACTGAATCTCGTTATTCCCCAGCTAGAGAAATTCACTGCTGCTATCCCGGAGGTATCAAAGACACCAGACACAGTCCTTTACAAGGAATGTCACAAGGAACTAATGCGTCGTGGACTGGACGACAACGAAGCCTATATCAAGCGTTTAAACTATGAGTTGGAGGTCATCAAGTATCTCGGAATGGCCAACTACTTCTTGCTCGTGCTGCAATGCGTCAAGGCTATGATCGATGACGGTGTGCCGATTGAGGCTCGTGGTTCTGCCAACGGGTCACTCGTTCTTTACCTGCTGAAGGTAACGCAGGTGGACCCAATCATTTGGGGCACCAGCTTTGATCGCTTCATGGCCAAGGACCGTATCGGTGCGCCTGACGTTGATATCGATATTGCTGATCAGTACCGCTGGATCATTCTTGATTACCTCGCTCAACTTGAGATCAACGGAGTCAAGTACAAGACCTCTCAGATCGGCACACTCGGTAAGCTTGGCCAGTCCAAGGATTCCGACACTGGCTCTGCCTTCAATACTTACAAATCATCTCTTCGTATCACTCTGGAGAACGAAGAGTGGGTGATGGAGAAGACAACAGCAGAGAAGGAAGGTCGCAAGCCTGTCAAGAAGAACTCTGACAAGCGAGCGGAGGATCGTTTCCGCGACGAAGCTTACAACACAATCAAGACACTGGAAGATGTCAAGCGCCGTATGCCGGAAGACTATCGGCCACTCAAGGCAATCATTGAAATGAACTCGGTCTACAAGTCTCGCGGCAAGCATGCCGGTGGTATTCTCGTCTCGTCTGAAGATGTCACGATCGAAGACTTCATCCCGCAGATGATGGCCAAGGACGACGAGTCTGACAATGCCGACACGTTTGTCACCCAGTTCACCATGAAGGATGTCGAACAGCTTGGACTCCTAAAGATGGACTGGCTAGGGCAAACATCCATGACAGTTATGTCAAGGTGCATGGAATACCTTGGCAAGGACAGCACTGACTTCTCCTGGATTCCGAACGATGACGACAAGACTCTTCGATTTGTTTCGAGCCGAAAGAATCACGTCGGCCTGTTCCACTTGGAGAACTATCCTAAGTCGATCGCCATGGTTGAACTTGCACCAAAGAGCACTGCTGACTTTGTGATCCACCAGGCATACTCTATGCCGGGTGCTGCTGACTCTGGAGCCAAGGAAGTATATCTGAACCGTCGTCGCGCGAAGAAGTGGACACCGGTCTACACACACCCGATCTTGGTACATGCATTTGCAGATACTAACGGTGTGATGATTTACCAAGAGCAGCCACTTGAGGTAGGTCGCGCCATCGGAATGAACGACGTAGAGATCACAAACATTCTGAAGGTGATGAAGGACTCTGGTGCTGGCGCCCTAGAGCGCAACAAGAAGCGTCTGGCCGAAGCAAAGCCACGGTTCTGGGAGCTAGCCGATCAGGCAGGGTTCACAGAGGCTGAAAGCAAATGGTTCTGGCAGCAGATGTTGGCGATGGCTGGCTACGGATTCTCGATCAACCACTCGGTTGGTTACGGCATCCGTTCCTATCGCACGGCATACTTGAAGCGTCATCATCCTCTGGAATACATGGGTGCGCTGCTGAACTGCTGGGCTGGCAAGAACAACAAGGTCAAGGTAGGATGGGGCAAAGAGATCAAGAAGGAAGACCACTACCTGGACGACGCCAAGAAGCAGGGGCTCAGAATTCTTCCGGCAGTCATCAACAAGTCTCAGTCCGCCTGGACCATCGACAAAGAAAGAAACGGAATCCGCAGAGGATATATGAGTTTGCCTGGTATTGGAGCACCTACTGCTGATAGTATTGTAGCTGGACAACCGTACGCCAGTATGGAGGACTTCTGCACCCGAAGTGGAGTGAGCGGAAGCAAGCCGTACTTGAAGAACGGTTCTCTGATCGGCGTAGTAAAAACTTTGACAGAAAACGAGGCATTCAATGGTTTTAAAGAATCCGAATAATAAAGCTTACGCAACAGATGAGTGGCGTGGCGAAGAAGACGGCGCCCAGTTTGCTCTCTATGTGGAGTATGACAAGAATGGGCACGTCATGTGTACCAAAGAAATTATGGAAGAACTCTTGAAGAAGGCCGGACTATACAAGTATGAGGAGAACATTTAATGCCACCAAAGAAGAAGATTGAGACCGGCAACGAGATTGCTACCAGTCGGAGTTCTGAACTCCGCAATATCGTGAATGCTCACCTGGGAGATTCATCTGACCAGGCGCAGATGGCCGACCATGAGATGTACAAGTCAGGCTACTGGTCAACCGGTATCCTACCTATTGACGTTCTTCTTGGTGGCGGAGTTGCCAAGGGCCGCATGGCTCTAGCCTCCGGCGAGTCACAGACACTCAAGTCACTCATCGGTCTCTCTACAGTCGCTCAGGTGC